TTAAAAATAAGCGCTCCAACTCCGCAACGGATTGATCGCCATCCATGCTCCGGTGACAAAACCGGTTTGGGTCAGCATGGCACCGATCAGCAGTTCGATAAAAGTTGGAACGGAACGAACCGGTAGAGCCCTGGCAAGGAATGTGATACATTCAAACAGGGTTCCGGGGATACTGCCATATCCCTTGTTTCCCATGGCGGCCTCCAGAAGAGTGAAATTGTTCTCTTCTGAAGGCCGCGCTTTCTAAAGAAAGCGCGGCTGCCGCCTTTTGGCAGCCATGTCAATGATTTTTTAAATTTTTTTCTGGGCATCCCCAGTAAAACGCCCCGGCACTACGCCGGGCTGAAACTCCAAACTCCAGCCTGTATGAATGAAACGTCAGGATAACCGGGTCGTTCGGGTGTGCATGTGTTTAGCCATTGCGTATTCCCGTCAGCGAAATTACTCGATCTTTGAAGTCTTGGTATTCGTCGCCATCAGCCAGCTTCAGTGCAGATAACCGATAAAATGTGTTTGTTGATGGTGATTCTCTTCGCGCCATATCCATATCGATACGATCTACATTTACCACAGTCCAGCATTCCACATACCCGGCTGCTCGTGCTTTTTGATGGCTCTTTTCAGCTTCCCCGACTCGGTTATGAATATTTGAGAAGTCGGTTCCCCCTTTAACCTCGATAGCAATAATATTGCGATGCTTCCCCTTACTAAACTCTTCACGGATGACAATGTCTGGGTCAGGGGCAAACTCAATCAGGACTCTTCGACCGGCTGCGTTCTCTATTTCTATCTTGCTTGCACTTGAAGAGGTTGCTGCATGTTCAATAATGTCGTGAATTGCTTGGAACACATCAACAATACCAGCAACCCCTTTCTTAACATTGGCACCACCGCGCAACTGTGGACCAACCGTTAGCAACGTCAAATCGTCAAGAATATCTTTGCTAACTCTGTCAATGCCAACACCATCGACAAGGGCAATAGCACTTCCAATCAATCCCCGGCAAAGATCAGGTAATGCGTTATAGTTCTTTTTGGTAAGGATGCCCTTTACTTCCATCGATTTAAAACCAGATACACCAAATTTGGTGGTATAAAATTCCTTCTGGCTAAATCCAAGCAAAAGCCTGTAATACCCAAGCAGGTAGGGATTAGCTTTAAGCAAACAAGGAACCGGAAATACCAATTCACCACGCAACCCATGTTTAGCCAAAGTCTTCAAGCCAACCTGTGGAACATAGGCCGAAAGCTCCCTATCTAGTTCTGCAAGATCGATGTCCTCGACCGTTTTATAAAGAGCATCCTGCAAGTAAAGGCTGCGAATCTGGCCAAGAGCAAAAGAGAAATCTATTTGAAGCTCTGGAATTGGGATATTGATGCTTGGCATTACGCAGCCACCTTGATAATTATGTCTTTCGCGGCATTTAGCCTCTTCGCTGAAATGGCCACATATTCAGGATTAAGCTCTACTCCAACATATAATCTTTGTTGTTCTGCGCAGACAATTCCAACTGTTCCAGACCCAAAGAATGGGTCAAGCACATAATCCCCTGGTCTTGTGGATGCGAGAATACAAGGTTCAATAAGTTTTTGGGGGAAAGTTGCGAAATGCGCCTCCGCAAATGGCTGCGTATTAACATCCCATACGCTCCTGCGATTCCTTAGCTTACCATTCAAACCAGGCTCCTTTACGGCCTCATAATCGTAGAAATACCGCTCTGATTTTGTAAGCATGAATAGGTATTCATGCGCCCGTGTTGGTCGATCTTTTACGCTCTCCGGCATGGCATTTGGTTTGTGCCAAACAATGTCACTCCTGAGATACCATCCGTCATCTTGAAGGGCAAATGCCAACCTCCACGGTATCCCTTGCAGATCCTTTGGTTTCATACCTTCTGGCGTGTCCGGCCTGACTGCCATTGCGCGAGCTGGATTTTTTTTATCAGTTGCACGATACCCCCGGTTGCCGCTTGTGTAACCATCACCGATGTTTACCCACAGAGTACCATCGTCACGAAGAACTCGTTTTATTTCGTTAAAAATCGCAACTAAATGATTGATAAACTGCGGCAAGGTGCCTTCAAGTCCGATTTGGCCATCGATTCCATAGTCACGCAGCCCCCAATAGGGAGGGGAAGTAACTACACACTGGATGGAGTTAGATGGAAGTAATCTGATGGCGTGCAGGGCATCGCCTTCCATGATTATTGAATCATCAAGATTTATTGTGTTTGGTGGCGTTATTTTTCTATATCTCATCATTGTACCTTGGTTTCCGTGTTACGCTAACCCATACATATGCGGCTTGAACGCATGATATTCTAGTTTGAATATTATCTTGTTCCAATAATCATTCATCGAACGAGCCGGCCAAAAAATGAACAAGTCCATATTTATCGGGTGTGTTCTCGATTATCGTAGCCTCAGTTCACGGCCTACATATCCCGCACGGCGAGTACCCGGCCGCCACGGCATCCTCTTTTGATCCAAAGGTGGCTGTGCAGTTCTTGCAGTTATAATGCTTGCATCCAAGCCGGTGGAACTTGTGGCTGTTCACATTTCCATGATACACCCCGGCTGCGTCATTTTGTTGAGTCTGGTCGTTACCGGTTTTCCCTGAGTATGATGCCCCGGAAACTTGCTTTTTTCCACCTGAGTGCCGCCAGTCCCAGGGTGGAATAATATGCGGATCTGCCCACATGCCATTGTTCTGTTGTCTGGCGACTGACTCCAATTTGCTCCAGTCCATGCAAAAGCTTTCTTTGCAGTATTGCCGATAAACCCAGGCGTAGCCATTCTTGACGATCGATTCATTGAGGTTGACGCCATTGATAGACACCAAACCAACGGTTCGTTTGTATCGATCGGTGGCTTTCACTTCGACATCAACGAATTTTCCTGCGACCATTGATGCTGTGAAATCCCGCGCCTTTTGGCCATATGGTTGGGCCTTTTCCGGGCAATCGATACCATACAGCCTGACTTTTATTTGGGGACCGTTTTCAGGGCGGACAGTGATTGTATCGCCGTCGGCCACGTTGACGACTTTCCCTGACCAGGCATAGGAAAGTGCAGGGAAAAGAATGAATGACAAAACAATTGTCAGCCATTTCGTGTGTATTTTTTCAATGATCTTGAGCATTACATAACCCGTTTCTCTTGGTTTTCCTTGCCTCCCTCATTCTCTTGTTCCCGATACAGATCAATTAACGAGATTCTCATCCTCTCGAAGATCCTGGTTGCTGCAAAATGCTCAAAAGGCGGCCAATGGCCGCCTTTTTTCTGCCGTGTTTTTGGAGTCCATTTAAAACGGTTTTGCAATAGGCTTATTAAAAGCAATAAGCAAGAAGGGAGCCCACAAAAGCACTCCCTTCTTTGTTTTTTCTGTTCCCAGGTAAAACTAACCCGGTTGAGACATGTAAAATCTCAACGATCCGCTTGATTACCAATTAATACTCGTACACTGGAATTCGCCAAGCCTTTAGGCCGTATTGGCGAGCCCATACCTTCACACCATTTCTGGTGATATAAGGTCGGAATATGTACCCGGTAATCTTTGGATGATTTTGGATATTTTTTTTCATATCCAATCTCCGTTTTCCGGCGGACTGTTTTTCGTTGACTTTTCGGCATAGCAAAACTATAAAAACTAATTCCGTTTGCATGTGGCGGCCGATTTCTTTGGCTTGATCCAAAGACAACTTATCATTAATCAAGGCCCGTTCTAGGTTAATGATCCGCCTTAGAGAAAGAGGGTACTCGCAATACCCTCTTCTCAATCTACCAGCTTCAACGCTCTCAGCCTTGATCGCATAAATGCGGGGTATACCTGATATATCTGCGCTAACCTATTAACATCTTGGCATTTCACCCAAGCTGTTCTCAGTGTCGTCTCCGGCACCAGCAGTGCTCCCGCAAATCGATGCGCCTGCCATTCTGGGTTTCTATAAACAGGTACCTGCTCTTTCCTGTACATTTTCAGTTGTACATCATCCGTGTCTTGAATTGAACGAAGCACTTGTTTCATTGATCTAAATTCAGGGACATGGATCACGCCATGTCCACATTCATGGGCGATGGTTGACCTGGCAAATTCCAATTGGTTAGAGTCGCTAAGTAGACCTATTTCAACTGACGATGTCATTCTTTCGGAGTCTGTAACGCCATGGATACCGGGAGGAAGATGATCGTAGTTGGTTCGTATGCCGGTCATGTCCTCCATGTCAAACTCAAAAAATTCTTCAACGCGAAAAGGTTGAGGCTCTTGCAACACTTCCGGTTGCGTGATCTTGATGATCTTGAAAGCGATCAAGTCGATTTCAGCACCACTTCGAGCCCGAGCTGGCACAATCTTTCCTCCCATAGGCGTTATCCTCTTTTCAGTTTGATTTCTTCATAAAAATCCATAAGATCTTTGAATTCTGCTTCTGTCAGGTCGTCATCGGCCCGCATTAACACCTCAGAGAGCTTAGGCGTGGACGCTATTTTATGCGCAATCATTCTCGGCGCTACATTTCTGGCTCGCTCGGCTAGTCTTTTCAATGAACCATCTGTTATGTTTAACGCTGTTTCAAGCTGCCCTACAATATCATCGGCTGGTGCTCGTCGCCGTCCTTGTTCAATGTCGCTAAGATAACTTACTGACAAACCAACAATTTCACTTATCCGGCGAAGGGTCAGCCGACTGGCCTTGCGTGCCTCCTTCAACGCTTCTCCGAATGTTTTCATAGTCTCCTCCGGGTTGTGGTTAAGTCGATACGCATATATTTGCGTAAAACCAATATGCCCTCACTGTAATAAAAAGTCAAGATTTTTTACTCAAAATTCTGCGTAAATTATTTATGCGGGTGCCATGTGGCTTTCTGATGGATATGTGCAGGAGGGATGTTACCCAAAAGATTGGTGCGAATACACCTGTTACAATCGGATCAAACGAAACAGGACTGGGTGCGGGAAAAGGGTGTTTCACGACCAGGGGTGTTCACCGGTAGGAATGGAGCGCGGTTGAATTGGCGACCAATTCCAGCGCTTTTTCGACGACCGGAGATTCGCATTCATGTTGTAATCATGGTCGAATCGTCTGGTGGCGGGTTGTTGCGAAGGTAGTCAATGGCTTCACCGATGATCTGTTCAGCAGTTTCCTCGCGTGGCCGACACCTATCGGCCCAAGGCCGTCCTGGATGCAAAACATCCCAACGTGGACGGAATCCTGCGTGGCGCCCCTTACCAGGATCGTGATTGCCAAAACCATCGATCAGTTTGTTCCAAAGAGGATCGAATTTTGCGATAAGCAGGGATTCGCCAAGGGGTATCCAGATGTCGTCAACGATCAGATAGCGGCAATGAAAATCGGCGATGTCAACGTTAAACCACCCCTCAATACCTCTTCACCTTTTCCACCACCACGCCGATGATGCGGAAGTTGATCCCGGTCATATCCCGGATCGGGTAACGTTTGTTCAGCGGCTTCAGAAAGACGTTCGGTCCGTCGAACACCAACTGTTTGAATGTGGCCTCGTCTCCATTCTTGGCAACGACATAGCTGCCGTTAACCGCTTCCCGCCCAGGGTCGACGGTTATGATTTCCCCTTCGATGAATTCAGGCGCCATGGAATCACCCCGGACCACCAGGGCAAAGGCATTTGGGTGTCTGGTGGCGGTGGTGTCAATCCACTCCTCTGCATACCCGGGTTGATACGGGTCAACCACTTCTGCCCAATCCCCAGCCCGCACCCATGAGATAATCGGGATCTTGCTCAGCACCGGCGGACCGGGGGAGATGTTGGGGGAGATTTTGGCCGGTACGTTTGCCATGGTCGGGGCAAGCTGGTCGCGCAATGGTGGCTTCCACTGCTCCGGGTCATGCCCGTCCAGGATCCACCGGCCAATGTGGAGGAAATCATCGTACGTCTTGGCCGGGAAGTCGGGGAGAAGTTCTAAAATTTTTGAAAAGATAAGCCTTCTCACCTCCTCAGAAGCCCCTTTACCGCACCGTTTCATGGCGCTTACGTTTGCCGGGTCCACGCCAGTTTCAGTAGCAATTCTCGCCTGCGTGCCCCTCTTGCTTCCTTTTAGCGCGAACGAAAAGGCCGCCCCAAATACCTCGTTTATCGGCTCTATTCCCATATTTATTGTCTCCTTGACAACATTATACGGCGATTCCGAGAAATTAAAATAGTTTTTAAGACCATTTTCTGTTTGACATGGTGTCTATTAGACGATAATTAAGTGGTCATGAAGATCACAACGCAGAAATCGTTATCAGAAAGACTTGGAATAGACCCGGCGCTTTTCAGCAAAATGCTCAAGGGAAAAAAACGACTTACCGCATCAAAAGCTGCAAGAGTCGAACACATAACTGGTATCGGCATTCGAATATGGCTTTTTGGAAAACCGGAAGAGATCCGGCGTGAACTTGAGCGGGTTTATGGTCGGATAAACTTCAAACGTGGCCGTTTGCCAGGCAAGCGAGAAGCGAAGAAGTGACCACACAGAATACCACCAACCACGAGGCTACCATGACAAGCATCGAGATCAACCTAGGCAGAGATGAGTTCAAGGCAAGGTTCGACGCGCTGAATGAGTTGACGGTCGAGCTGACCGGGTTCAACACCTTTAACGACCTGGTGAACGCACAGAATGCCTGGTGCCCGGAAAACGGTTCTGGAATCAGCACACACGAGCCGATGCCGGGCCACTACGAGGACCAGGAAGACTTTGAATTTGCCTGGAAGGAATGGGCTGCCGAATACCCGACATTGGCGCGGCAGGCTTTGCAGTCACGAGTTGAATATTGAACGGGAGCGGACAGATGACCAGCCGGACCACCTGGAAGCAGATCCCTGCCGCCGAAGCAGAAGCAAGGACGAGGGAAATACTGGAGATTGTCGCCGGTGCACTGCTCAGAAAGTCGCAATCAGCACAGGCGCAACAGAAGGGAGGGAAAGATCATGCTGTGGTGGGAAATCGCAAGAATGGTGGAAGACCTCGTTTGGCTGGGAATTGACGGGGAATCGATTGCGGCAATTGTTGCGGAGGCTCTGCGATGATACGCGGGACGATGGTGGTTTTGATCTGGTGCGGGATGATTTTGTCAATGATGAGATTCATTTAAAGGGGAGGGCGGGAAGAATGATGCGGAAAGACGTTGACCCGGCACTGATCAGTCAAAATGACACCAATGCCAAAGTCCTGGTGTGGGTGGACCGGCCCGACGGGTCAAGAGAGCTCTGCGGGCTAAAGCGGGTAGCTATCGAGCACAGGATAAACCAGGAAACGTTTTCAAAGCGTTGGCGGATGGCGGGGAGCCCTGACGTGATACCCGCCGAACTGCTTGCCCCTGCAGGAGACACCCGGTTCAAGAATCGTCCCAAGGAGCCTGTCGCCCAGCCGGTCAAGCGGACAGTCTTTAAAATCCGGCTGATGCCGGACAATGAGCTTTACCGTGCCGCCGATCTTGCTCGGATGTTCGACGTGCCGGCAAGCTCATTGAGCGCCAAGAAGCTTCGCGGCATGGAGGAGATCACACGGGAAGAGCTCGCGGCTATGCAGCGACAACCGCTTCGTCGGCATCAGGGAAATTACAATGAGCCGCCCAGGCCAGCGGTCCCGCGCAACATCGACGACGTTGAATACCAACCCACGGCCTATGAGCGGTCGCTTTTGGGGTGCCGGTAATGAGTCCCTCTGACCTGAAATACACAACCCATGCTTTTGAGCGGATGGCGGAGCGTGACATCAGTCGGGCAACGGTCGAGGCTGTGGTGGTGTCCGGGGAGATGACGATCGAGCGCGGCGGTATCAGGCGGTATTCGCTGGAGGGGTTGATCGTGATTGTTGATGGGCGGGATGTGGTAACGGCCTATTTCAACCGCAATCACCGGCGAAGCTCTTCGTGGGGGCCAAAGCAAAGGCAGCGGCGCGGGCAGCGCCAGGAGTACAAACCCCAATATTTTAAAGGGCGAGGATACATAAACGTGCGCCAGCAGGAGCATTATCAACGACAAATGGGAGGATGATATTTTGAACGCAGCACAATTCAACACGATTGTCGAAAACCGCTTGGCCCATTGCCGGGCGACACTCACCACCAAGGGGGACGAGTATTCCCGAGGTGGAGACAGGCTTTGGAACTTCAAAAGGGCCGCCATGAAACAGGGCCTCACGCCTGCCGAGGCATTGCTCGGGATGAAGGCCAAACACGATGTGTCTATCGACGACATAGTGGACCGCCTCCATTGCGGCGCTGTCCCTGCCGAGATGGTCGCGGAAAAGATCACCGACTCCATCAATTACCTGCTGTTGCTTGAGGGGGTCATTGAAGAGCAACGTTGCGGCCAGGTAGTTGGGGACAGCGACCCGTGGCAAGAGGTCTCCGAATGATCATCGGCATCGATCCCGGCCAGACCGGGGCACTGCAAAAGATTGAGGTCGAAATGTACTCGTTTTTCGTCGCCGGCGTACCGGTACCAAAGGGTTCAGCGAAAGCATTCATGAGTAAAGCCATGAAGTTCCCTGTCGTGGTGCAGGATAACGTAGAGAAACAGAAACCATGGGCGTCGGCAGTGGGATATGCGGCGCAACAGGTAGGAGTGGAGATGATCCACAACGGACCAATAGCGCTCGGTATCACCTTTTACATGCCGCGTACAAAGTCACATTTCGGGACCGGAAAAAATGCCGGTACCGTCAAGCCCTCCGCCCCAACCTATCACACCGCAAAGCCAGACCTGGACAAGCTGGTGCGTTGCGTCAAGGACGCGCTCACCGGGATAGCCTGGAAGGATGATGCCCAGGTGTCTGTCATCACCAACCTCGAGAAGGTGTATGACGTCCAGCCAGGGGCGCACATCACTATTTCAAAGCTGTTGTAAGCACCAATAAAAATCAAACGTAGGAGCAATAAGTGGAAAAACAAAATGTAATCGATTGTTTGAAGGAGATCACGAGTGCACTTGTGATTCTTGAAGACGCCAAGGCGGACACGGATGCGAAAGTCAAAGGAGCCATCAGCGCCTACGGATTTTCCAAGGATCAAGGGCGGGTGTTGGTCAAAGCAGCTCAGGCAAAGATCAAAAGCGAACTCGACAAAGTTCAGAAACAGGCTGATGACCTGACAGCTATTATCGAGATCGCAAGAGAAAGGGATTTTGAGATGGCCTAATGGGTGACCCATTCAGGTTGTAACAAAAAAACGCCCCTCTCCCTGCGCCAACAGGAAGGGGGGCAAACAACTACACGACATGGAGATAATAACGATGGAAAAAACAGAGCGCAAGAACAAAGGCGACGTACTCAGCTTGGATGACGTGGAGCTGGAGGTCAGGGTTGGTGTGATCGTTATGCGAGCACGGAAGCGGCGGGAGTTTAACGCAAAGATCCGGTCTGCTGAAATGATCTTTGCCAAAGCTGGTTATCCGTCACGGGTGATGCTGCCGGCTCCGGAGGTGGTGTGATGAATAAACCTGTACCTCCTGAAGGTTTCCCAAGAAATTGGGTGGAAGCGCTGTTTTTCGATGGCCCATGCGCCATACCTCTCAAGGGTAATGACGGGTGGAAGTGGTACGCCTGCATAGACGGCAAATTTCTGCTTCGTAGTGGCGAATTTCTGCTTCGTGGTGGCGAATGGAGATATAGCTCTGGGTTCGGTTCGTTCGAGGAAGCTCTTGAAATAGCAAAGGAATATCAAGCGAATAGTGCCTTCGGGCACCACGGCGGTACGGTAACAATAGAGGGGGGCGAAGCATGAAGCTTAAAAAATTGACACTGACCAACTTTCAAGGGATGCGATCGTTCACCCTGGACACTGAAGGCGGTCACGACACTTCCATATTCGGCGACAACGCCCAAGGAAAGACCACCATCTACAATGCGTTCCTCTGGCTCCTGTTCGAAAAAAACAGCCTTGGCGTCAAGGATTTCGAGATAAAAACCCGCGACGAGAACGGCAACGTCATCCCATCGATTGATCACGCGGTCGAGGCAGTGCTCGAGATCGATGGCAAAGACGTGACGCTCAAGCGTGTGTATCTGGAGAAGTACACCAAGAAGCGGGGGGCCTCAGCTGCGGAGTTCACCGGCCACATCACCGAGCATTTTGTTGATGGCGTGCCGAAGTCCAAGGGCGAATATCAGGAGTTCGTTGACAACATCGCCCCGGAAAAGCTGTTCATGACCATAACCAACCCAACCTATTTCAACGAGCTTCTCACCTGGCAAGATCGCCGACAGATCCTCCTGGGATTGTGCCCACCGGTCGACGACGCGGAGATTATCTCCGGCAATCCAGAGCTGGCGCCTCTCGCAGAGATCCTTTCCACCCGCACGGTTGATGATGCCAAAAAGGTGGAAGCCGCCACTCGAAAGAAGATTAACGATGAGCTGAACGCCATCCCGGGACGGATCGACGAGGCAACCAGGGCCATCCCTGGAAACGCCACCGGTAACCTGGAAGCGTTGGCGACCAGGGCTCAAAAGATTGCTGCGGAGATTGAACCACTCAAGGCGGCACGGTTATCGGTCCTATCGGGAGGGCAGGCGGCAGAGCTGCAAAAAGAGTTGTCTGAGATCGATCATCACATCCTGGTGATGAAAAACAAGCATTTGGCCGCGGCCGGTGCATCGTGTGAGTCGGAGCGAAAGCAGCTCAACGAGTGGGGCAGCCAGCTACAGACACTCGAAATGCAGGTTGAGGCAGATCGGGGCAAGGCGTCCATGCTCCGGAAGAAAATAGAGGGATACAAGGACGCAAGCAGGGACATATCTGCCCGATGGATCAGCCAAAACAAAAAGCAATTTGTCCCCGGCGCAGCCTGCCCGACGTGTGGCCAGGAATACCCGGAACATTTGGTGGATCAGCAGGAGGCTGATTTCAAGCGGGCCAAGGCGCAGGCGCTTGAAGCAATCGTACAGAATGGCAAAACCAACGAGGCAAGCTGGAAGGAATGTGAGTCATCCCTGGTCGCCCTTGAGAGCAAGATCGTTACAGATGAGAAGGCGGCCGCCATATTGCGGGACCAAGTTGATTCGACAAGAAAGATCATCGCGTCCAAAGCTACTCCGCCGCCATTTGAGACGCTGCCGGAATATCTGGAGCTGGATGGGCAGCGCCAGGCAATCATACAAAAAATTGCCGATCTGCAAGCGGGCAATCAGTCATCCCTGGCCGAGGTCGATGCCAAGATATTGGAGAAGGGGACCGAACTGGACGAGATCAACCGGACGATCACCGCCATCGAGAGTGCCGAAGGGCAGCGCCGCCGCGTCGAGGAGTTGAAGGCTCGCGAAAAGGAACTGGCCAAGCAGTTTGAGCAATCAGAGAAAATCTTGTTCCTGATCGAGCAGTTTATTCGGGTGAAGGTCTCCCTTTTGGAAGAAGCAATCAATAACCGGTTTGAGATAGTGCGGTTCAAACTCTTTGATCAGGCGATCAACGGAGGCGTCACGGAAACATGTGTTTGCACGGTGGGCGGGGTACCGTACCCGAGCGTCAACAATGGAGCACGGATTCAAGCGGGCTGTGAAATTGTCGCCGTACTGCAGGATCATTACAACCTGTTGGCCCCTGTATTCATCGACAACCGTGAAAGCGTGACCAGCCTTCCCCCGTTGCCTTGCCAGACAATCAGTTTGGTGGTGAGCGAGGCGGACAAGGCGCTTCGAATCGAGATCCAATAAGCAATCAATCTCAAGGAGAAAGAAATAATGACCACACAAAACGCAGTAGCAACCCGCCCCGTTGATCGGCTCAAACAGGTGATGGCCTCACCCTCGGTTCAACAGCAGTTTCAGAATGCCCTGGAAAAGAACAGCAACCTGTTCGTGGCATCGCTGATTGACCTGTATGCCAGCGACACGTATCTGCAGCAGTGCGAGCCCGCCCAGGTGGTCGCCGAGGCGTTAAAGGCGGCTACGCTCAAACTGCCGATCAACAAGAGTTTGGGGTTCGCCTACATTGTCCCCTACAACAATAAACAGGGGAAACAGATCCCGCAATTCCAACTCGGCTACCGGGGAATGATCCAGCTTGCCATGCGGAGTGGCATCTACAAATACCTCAATGCCGACGTTGTGTATGAGGGCGAGTACAAGGGGTACTCGAAACTGACCGGGGACCTGGACCTGACCGGAACGAAACAGAGTGACATCGTTATCGGATATTTTGCCTATATCGAGAGCGTCAACGGATTCAAGAAGGCGGTCTTCTCTACACGGGAGGACATGGAGAAACATGCCAAGAAGTACAGCAAGGCTTACGGCCGTGACAGCTCCCCTTGGCAAAAAGAGTTTGACCAAATGGCGATCAAGACCATGCTTCGCAAGCTGCTGAGCAAGTATGGTCTCATGACGGTTGACATGGCCGACGGCATGCAGGCGGAAAACGATTTTGATGAAGATTACCGAGCAAACGCCAATAGCCTGTCTTTCGATATGGAGCAGCCGGCTCCGAGTAGAGATGGGTCCCGGGTTACCATCGACGAGCAGACCGGAGAAGTGATTGGATCCGAAACCATTGGTGACGATGCGTCACCGGTTGACGCACCACCCTTTGCGGTGGCGTGATCATGATCACCATAGAAACACTCGGCAGCTCTTCTGCAGGCAATTGCTACCGCCTCCTTTCTGGGGGGCGGTCCCTCCTCCTGGAGTGCGGCCTGCCCTGGAGGGCAATCCGGCGTGAACTGAACTTCGAGACAACGGACCTGGACGGATGCCTGGTCTCCCATGAGCATGGAGACCACAGCCGGGCTATCCACGATTTAACCAATGCAGGGATAGATGTTTACGCGAGCCATGGCACACTGGAGGCAGTAGGTCTATCTGGCCACCATAGGGCCAATGTTATCTGTCATGCAGTCAATCATGTCATCGCCAATGGATGGATAGTTGTGCCGTTTCACTTGGTGCACGATGCAGCTGAACCTATGGGTTTTCTTATCAGCAATGGCGAATCGTCTATGGTGTTCATCACCGATACCGCCTACTGCAAATACCGGATGCCGAGGCCGATGGACATTATCATGATCGAGGCCAACTACTCAGAGGCGATCCTGGCCGCCAATGTTGACGCTGGTAGAATCGATCCGGCCAGGGCCAAGCGGGTTCGCGAGAATCACCTGAGCATCGAGCGGGTGCTCGACTTCCTCAAGGCAAACGATACGAGCAAGTGCCGCCAGATCCACCTCCTGCACCTTTCGGACGGCAACAGCGACGCTGATCTGTTCAAGAGGATGGTTCAAGAAGCGACGGGAACACCTGTTTACGTTGAATAAGGCAAACAGAAGGCAAAAAATGAACCTGTGTCCAAAGACCGCAAAAGCATTCAACCCAGGCCCAATCTCCGATAAAGCAGCAAGGGAATGGTGCCGGCGCCAGTGTAAGGCAGGGTCACCTCAGTGCGCAACATGTGACCTCGGCAAGAAGTATGGTGTGCTTCCAACTGTCAAGGAATCCTTGTCAGTTCAAAAGGTGGAGCAGGGGAGGCTGTTTTGAATACCGACTTCAGGGTTTCCATTGGGCTCACTTCGAACCCAAAGACTATCAAGCTGATGCGCCGGTGCGGTGATCGTTCATTCTTTTGCCTGGTTAAATTGTGGGGCTGGGTGGCTCAGTATAAACCAGAAGGCGACCTCTCTGGAATGGATGATGAGTCTATAGAGATTGCCGCTGGGTGGACCGGTGACGAAGGTGCATTTGTTGGGCAGTTATCAGCAGTTGGATTTCTCGATGGAGAAAGCGGATCATACAAGCTGCACGATTGGGAAGAACACAATCCATGGGCAGCTGGAGCCAACGCCAGGAGCGAGGCGGCGTCAAAGGCTGGGAAAGCGTCAGCTGCAAAAAGGGCAGAGAAAACAGGTGTTAAATCAACGGATTCCAACGGCGCTTCAACGGAACGTCAACGGTCGTTTAACGAGCGTTCAACGGATTCCAACGGCGCTTCAACCCCTTCTCCTTCTCCTTCTCCTTCTCCAAATACAACACCACCACCTTCCGCGCACGCGCGCGAGGCCGACCAAAGCACTCCGGACCAAACAGCGCCACCGTACTCGATGACACCGGACTGGCAGCCGTCGGAATTTTTCCCCCCTCTCGCTGAAACCGCAGGATTCAAACCACCGCCGCTGGACGAACTCGAACCAGCGCTGCGAGAGTTCCGCGCCTACTGGCTCACGCAAAACCGAATGCGAACCGCCCATGAGTGGGATTTGGCGTTCATCAAGGCGCTGCGGAACGGGTTTGCTGCTCCACGGGGAAAGCCAAAAAACAACAAGAATTTCGATCGAAAGCAAACACTTAGCCCCCGCCAGAAGTACATGGAGGACGTGGGAAACCTACTGGAGGCAATGGATGCAACTGCAAATAACGGACGTACAACAAGCATTGGCCAAATTGCTCAACCACTACCCGGAGTCGGGCCACAACTCGAACACGCTGGGAAGGCTGGCCTTTGACTGGTTCGACCTGTTGAGCGAAGAGGAGGTCACACAACGGCAATTTTCTGCAGGGGTGCGTCATTCCGTGAAAACGTGCCGGTTTTTTCCGAAAGTGGCTGATATCCTTGAGGGGGTTGCGAAATACCGAGCGAACCCACCAACATTGCAGGCAACTGACTCCTTACAGATCGCAGACACCAGCAGCAGGCACGATTTGACACCGGAAGAAATCGCCAGAAACAAAGAGCGGGTCGCACACATAACGGCCATGCTCTCAAGGAAAATCACCATGGATGATGCCGTTAAAGCGGTTGAGTCTGCAACCATAATCAAGGAATTTGGAAATTGAAAAATCTTGTCATTCTCATCGGTAACTTGGGATCTGATCCCGAACTGAAGTACACCCAATCCGGTACACCAGTGGCAACGCTCTCTATCGCTACCACCGAGCGCAGAAAAGGCCAGGACGGGCAGGTGCAGGAGTTCACCGAGTGGCATCGCGTGATCTGTTGGCAGCGCCTGGCAGAGATTTGCGGGGAGTATTTGCAGAAGGGTAGCAAGGTCTACATTGAGGGGCGGATCCAAACCAGGAAATACCAGGCAAAGGACGGCACCGACAGGTACACCATGGAGATCATTGCCCGGGAGATGAAGATGCTCTCCGGAAAGTCGGGAGGTGACCGGCAGGGTGGAGCACAATACAGCGATGGTTTTGGCGACGCTCCGCCGATTGGCGACGATGTGCCGTTTTAACGCCAATGGTAAGCGGCGGCGCTGTTTGCCGTCCGCTTGACCCGCTTGTTAGTCGATTTTATTGGAGGGAAAATGAAGTCGAAACATTATGAAGAAGGTCGAATTATAAAATTCAGGGCGTTTTGTACTGCGACCGGCAAAATGCTCGACATGCAGAATCTGCCGTCTGCTGCCAATTTCTATGTCGATAATTTTGGTAACCTCGCTCTCGATCTGTTCGTTGATTTCGAGGACGAAGGCGGACCATCCGAATATGTGACATGCGAGATTGACCAGTGGACCGGGTTACTCGACATGTACGGGACGCGCATCTACGAGAACGATTTCCTTTTTGACACGATGGAGAGCAATGTTTTCCTGGTGCGCTGGATAGACTGGATGGCCGGATGGGGCACTGAGAAAGACGGCGACGAGGGCGCGATATATGACATCGTTGGCCATTGCAAGGTGGCAGGTAATAAGTGGGAGGGAAAACCGAATGAGTGAACCGAAAATACCGCATGGATTCGTAATGATTTACACCGAAACGCATTCAATTTGCATGAGGGTGGATCATATCGTTTCGGTGGCTGTGTCTTGCGGGGTAAATCATACGTTGCACATCACCACAAGGGACGGCGAGAACTACAAGGCGGCGTATGGTTTCGAGGAATTTTTAAAGTTGCTCGATGCTGCAATTACGGAAGGCTAACAAGCAATTAACCCGATCCATATAACACCCGAAGCAGTGGGGGCATCGGTGCGATACCACGGCAAGCGTGTTGAGCCGGGCTGCAAAAATGACACGCGGGAAAGACGCCGCTGACGGGCGGGTGAACGGTCGGGCCGAAACGACGACGCCGGAAGCGTAACCGGAACACAGGAAGTTTTTGATTTAAAACTGAACAAGGCGTGAGAGGGATAACTGATGATCGACGAGATGCTGGCGGTGAACGAAGCCCTGGAAACCGCCAGGGAGCTGGCAAAGGAAAGCATCACCCAGAAACACACAGGCATGCTCATTATCGAAATAGGTTTTCTTGATGGAGGTGTGCGGACACCAACAGTCAAGGATACCAGGGTCCTGAAGGTGCGATCTAAAAAAAGAGATAGTGGTTTGTAAGGTTTTTTTTACATTTAACTTTACATAGTAGACATGTGCAGATAAATTAAACCATCGGCACTGGATTCACTCCCTACATTGGGGACATGAAATCACCCCGACCAAACGCGATAACACCAGATCATTTCTGGTACTGCGTTCGGTCGGGGTTTTTTTTTGGGATTTTGAAAATGGCAAGAGGCGGAACTCTAACCCCAAAGCAACGGATATTTGTCTCGGAATATCTTGTTGATCTCAACGCTACCCAGGCCGCAATCCGTGCCGGGTACAGCGCAAAGACCGCTAGCTGGATAGGTCCGCAACTGCTCGTAAAAACTCACGTTGTCGCCGAGATAGAAAAGGCCATGGCGAATCGGGAGAAACGGACACTGGTCACCGCCGACGCTGTGGTTGCCGAACTGGCTAAGATCGGATTCGCGAATATGCAGGACTACCTCCAGGATGGGTTCAGCCTGCAGGACATCCAGAAACTCACCCGGGACCAGGCCGCGGCCATCCAGGAGATCACCATCGACGGTGACAAGGTCCGATTCAAGTTGGCCGACAAGCGGGCCGCCCTGGTCGACATCGGCCGGCACCTCGGGATTTTCGAGCGCGACAATAAGCAGAGCAACCCGGCCGACGCAGTAGCCGCGGTCATCGCGGAAATCCAGGCCAACTCCAAGCGCACGTTGCCTGGCGACGAGGGCGAAACGGCATGACCACTCCGGCCGAACTGAAGCATCTGCTCTCCGATCGTGACTGGCGCATGAACAACTTGTACCGGATCACCAACAAGGCCGGCCAGGTCGTGCCGTTCCAGATGAACGAATCCCAGGCCAGGTTTTGGTCGGAGATGTGGTGGCTGAACGTGATTCTCAAGGACCGGCAACGCGGGTTCAGCACTCTTATCGCGATGTTCATCCTCGACAGCTGCCTGTGGACACCGCACACCCAGGCCGGCGTCATTGACATCACCCTCCCCGACGCAAAAAAGAAGCTCGACAAGATTCGATTCGCCTACGACGGCCTGCCAGGCCAGATCAAAGACGCCGTCCCGCTGGTCACTGACGCTAAAGAGACCCTGGAGTGGGCCAATGGCTCGCGTGTGGACGTCAGCACCAGCCACCGCGGTGGTACCCTGCAGATCCTGCATGTCAGTGAGTACGGCAAAATATCAGCCCGCAAGCCGGAGGTGGCCAGGGAGATTCGGACCGGCGCATTCAATACGGTCGGGGCCGGGAACATCATCATCGTCGAGAGCACTGCCGAGGGCAGGGAAGGCGCGTTCTACGATATGTGTCAGGAGGCGCAGGCCCTGCGCGATGCCGGCACGCCCCTGACCATGCTGGATTTCAGGTTTCATTTTTTCGGCTGGTGGATGGGGACCGAGAACCGGCTGCCGGCCCATGCCGTGGCTGTGCCGGCCGAGCTTCACGATTACCTGGACGGGATAGAGGCCAAGGTCGGCGAGCCGATCGACCCGGACGCCCGCGCATGGTACGCGAAAAAGTCCCGGCAGCAGGGTGACGACATGAAGCGAGAGTTTCCCGGGACGCCAGAAGAGGCGTTCGAGGCCGCGATCGAGGGTGCCTACTACGCCCGGGCGATGCAGCGCATCCGCAAGGAGGGCCGGATCACCGCCGTGCCCTACGACGATGGCTACCCGGTGGACACCCTTTGGGATCTCGGAATGGATGATTCCATGACCATTATTTTTCGCCAGCGGATTGGCGCACAGAACCGGCTGATCGATTACCTGGAGGCGTCCGGCGAGGGCCTGGCGTTCTACGCCCGAGAGTTGGACAAGCGGGGTTACACCTACGGCAAGCACTACATGCCGCACGATGCCAACGTCCGGGAACTGGGCACCGGCATACGGCGACAGGAGAAGGCCGAGGAGTTGGGCATCAAACCGATCGAGGTTGTGACCAGGCCGCGCGACATCGAGGCGGTACTTGCTGGCATCGAGGCGGCCCGATCGTTCCTTTCCACTTGCGTGATCGATGAAACCAGGTGCGCCAAGCTGGTCGATTGCCTGGACAACTACCGGCGCGAGTGGGACGAGAGGCTAGGCGCGTTCCGCCGGTCCCCTCTCCACAACTGGGCAAGCCATGGGGCGGACGCTCTCCGTACCGGTGCCGTGGCCCTGAAGGGAGAGACTGCCCTGATTCCAAAGCCTGAGCGTGCAGTTTCCTGGCGCGACCGGCTCTCCCGGTATTCTGGACCGAATGGGGGGATGCGTCCCCAAGGCGTGGGGGTGGCGTAAGGTATGGCGACTGATATTGACAAAGAGCGGTCCGGGGAATCCGAGATTGCAACCGTAGAGCGTAACTGGCAACGGTTCCAGTACGGCAAGGACCGAGGCCATTACGATTACATCACGGCGGCCCGAGAGTGCGAGGATATGTACCTGGGGGCCGGGCTTCAGTGGAACGAGCAGGACAAGGCCTATTTGAACCTGATTGGTCGCCCGGCGATGGAGCAGAATTTTATCTTCCCGGCAGTCAATACGGCCAAGGGTCTGCAACTCCAGAGCCGGGTTGACATTGCGTTCCGGCCGGCCAAAGAGGGCACCAGCGAGGAGACGGCGGAGATCATGGGCAAGGTTGTCATGCAGATCTGCGATGACACCAAATTCCGCTGGCACGAGACGCAGGCGTTCGACGATGGCATGATTCAGCGCCGCGGCTTCCTTGAATTCAAAATGGACTTCAATACCAACATCCATGGGGACATAACCTGTTCCGCCCTTAATCCGTTGCACGTTATCCCGGATCCGGACGCATCCAGCTACGACCCGAGGGAGTGGGGCGACGTGATCGTGCTTCGGTGGCTGACTGTTGATGAGATCGAACAGCTGTTCGGCAAAGACAAGGCTGACCGGGTATTTGAGACGGTTGGATCGTCGATCCGATCCGATGTTGATGCGGAATTGGAGGATAAGGAAGGCTTTGCCCAGGAAGGCGGGACGACCGCCATGGGCGAATGCACGGATGAGCGGCATGTCAAGCGGGTCCTGGTCATCGACCGACAATCACGTCACCTGGTCATGCAGCAGGCCTATATCTACCCGTCAGGTGAGGTGATCACCGCTATTGGTATGTCCCCGGAGCAGGAGCAGGCTGCTCAGGTTGCCGGGGCAGTCAAGGCCAAGAGGTATCTTGCGCGTATTCGGTGGACTGTCTCGACGGCCGACGTCCTTCTCCATGATGATTGGAGCCCGTACCGAACCTACACGATCATTCCCTATTTCCCCTATTTCCGCCGGGGACGTTCGAGGGGCATGGTCGATAACTGTATCTCTCCGCAGATCGCGATCAACAAGCTGCACTCTGCCACGGTCCACATTCTCAACGGCACGGCCAACAGCGGGTGGATTGTCGAAGATGGCAGCCTGACCAACATGACAGTTGCGCAGCTTGCCGATTATGGCAGCCAGACCGGTGTGGTCGTCGGATACAAGAAAGGCTCGACGCCACCGCAGAAGATCCAGCCCAATAGGTTGCCAGAGGGGCACGACCGGCTGTTGGAGCGCAACGAACTGGCCATCAAAAGCATTTCCGGGATCAGCGATGCACTGCAGGGGTTGAATGGACCAGAGGTGTCTGGCGTGGCTCTCAGCACCAAGCAGTACATGGGACAAACACAGATGGGCGGGCCCTTGGATAACCTGGGGCGCACACGGCACATGGCGGCCGAGAAACTGCTAGAACTGGTGCAGGATTTCTACACTTCGCGCCGTGTGCTGATGATTACCGACACCAGCGATATTGCAGAAATCAAAAGTGAGCCCCTGGTCCTGAATGATGTGGATGAGACGGGCAACGTGCTCAACGACTTGACCATCGGCGAGTATACCGTGGTGGTCACCGATCAGCCAACCCCGGCGACGTTCATGGACAACCAGTTCAAACAAGCCATGGAGATGCGCAAGGAGGGCGTGGCCATACCGGATTCGGCCATCATTGAAATGTCCAGCCTCACCAAGAAGCACCAGATTGCCAAAGCCATGTCCGAACAGGCGCCGCAGGTTGACCCACTGATGGAGGCGAAAGCTGAAGATCTTAAGGCAGCGGCCGAGTTGAAGCGGGCCAACGTGGGCAAGGTGCGAAACGAGATGGTCAACGTGGGAGTCGATGCTCAATACAGCGCCGTGCAAGCGGCCGGGACACTGGCGACAAACCCGATGCTGGCGCCATTGGCGGACCAGATGTTGCGGTCCTCGGGGTTTGAAGACCAAGACGCGGCACCGATCATCCCGAGCACACCAGGCGTGCCGGTCGACCCTGCAGCACAACAGGGGCTTGGTGGATTACCGATCGATGAGGTGCAGCCCCCGGCAGCACCGATGCCGATAAATCCGGCCGCGCAACTTGCGGGCACCGTTCCCGACACCAGTGGTCCGGATGGCCTGCAGGCTGGCATTGAGACTTCGATCATTGAATAACAGAAGGGGGAGCGATGGTTGATAAGGATTTTTTTTGGGAAGGTAGACTGTGCGATATACCTGATGATGAGGTGTATATCGGTGACGGGAACTCGAATAGGATAGTGACACATTGTCCTTATTTTGAAAATGGCAGGTTTCCCAATCAGGTTCCCAAGTGGGCCATGGATGGTGGGCCAATCGAAGATAAAATACAGGAACGGAACGATTTTTTTATGTCGAGATTTTTATTTCCAGCAACAGCCTACGCCACCGTGGCGGTGAACCATGGGTAAGTTTGCGGCGCTTTACGACCTCCCCGGAGGCGAGCAATTGTTGGTTATGGTTATCGAGGGCAAAGAGGGCGAGGGGCCAGTCGTCCAGTACGTCACCGAAATAAACGGCCTCATGGTCACGGCGGAGATCATCCTGTGTGAAGGTGAGGCGCTTGTCAACGGACAGCCTGACCACCTGAAGCGCATGGCCGCCAAAGAGGAAGCCCGCCACGTTATTCAAGGGCTCTCGCAGGAGACGGTCAAGGATTTGCGCCGGAAGTTTGTGCGCGACATTACCGGCAAAGAGGAAGAGGTTTTTACCAAGGAGGATATGCAGCATGTCAACTGAGAACACAGACGACCTGGAAGTATTGGACATTGGCGACGACGATGGATCTACCGCTGATACAATCGGCGGAACCGGTGACATCGAGAAAGAGGACCGTGGAGACGATTTTATTGACCCGGATGCGAATGATGACGGTGGCGATACAGCCGATGAAAACCCCGCCGGTAAAGATGGACCCGGAGAGACTGAAAGCGGTGGGAAAAAGGATGACGAAGGCGATGAAGGAGACGGCAAACAGGGAGATCCTGAAAGCCCTGGGGGTAACATCCCCCACTCCCGGCTCGGAGAAGTGGCCCGTGCCAAAAGTGCCGCCGTCGCCATCGGCAAGGGACTGGTTGACGGGAGTGTCGACCGCGACCTGATAGACGAACTCGGTGGATACGATGCGGTCGTCAAAGCTGTCGCCAACAAGGAATTGTCCATTGATGATCTGCAGCCGATTGGCCACCAACCTGGACAGCAAGCGCCAGCCACCAAAAAGCAACCAGCCCTGCAGCCTGACGACCCCGCCAATCCGGCAAACTGGGACATGGATGCCAAATATATCGAGTACCAGGAGCTTGTCGATGCTGGCGAAACGAAGGAAGCCGCGTCCTTGCTCCGCCAGATCAACAAGGAAGAGCGGGTGCGTGAGCGCAACCAGGAATCAGCTATCGCAACCCAAGCCGCGACCATGGCCTATGTGGAGCAGCTCATTACTGATTACCCCGTGCTAGCCAATGAAAAGTCACCGGAACACGAGTCGGTAATGGTGTGGGCGGATCATTTTCAAAAGGCAAAGGGGATGGACCGGATTGCCGCACTGAAAGAGGCTGTAGCCAAGGTGGGGCTCGCGGCCCCTGCAGGTGCGGCAGCGGCAGAAGGTGAAACAGCTCAACAGCGAACAATACGATTGCGCAAGGAGGCCTCGATGAAAAAAGGGGCCGCGGCATCGATCCAGCAACCTCCGCCCATGGGGTTAGGCGCGACACCCGCCGGGGCAGCGCCACCCAAGGATATTGCCAAAATGAGCGAGGCTGAATTCGCAGCCCTTTCCGAAGCCGAGAAGAAGAAGGCCCGGGGCGACGAGTTGTGAAATGAAACAGGGCTACGGCCCTGCGCGGGACGGGGGTTTATCCTCCTTCGCCCTTGTCCCGCGTTTATGTTTTTCCGGACATTGATTTCCGGAAGCACCAAGAGAAGGGGATGGGAACAGCCCCCCATCACAAAGGCGAAAACCTGTTCGCCCTGCACGATAGCCAGGGTCGTCTCGGTGCCGTAAGCACCCGTTCCGCCGCTTGGGAGCGACATTCCAAGGAAAAGACAGAAACAGCCGGCCCGTCCAGCACTCCTGGAAGGTCCACCTTTTCCTTCAAGAATGGAGAGATACCATGGTTACAAATTTTGCCGGTCTTACCACCAAGCAGAAACTCGTCTGGTCGCGTGACGTCTGGGAAGCAGCTCGCGACAAGATGTTTATCAAGAAGTTCGTCGGCTCCGGTGAGGGGTCGATGATCCAGCGCATTACCGAGCTCACAAAAACTGAAAAAGGTGAGCAGTGCATCATGTTCCTTGTTGCCGACCTGGTCGGTGATGGCGTCGTTGGTGATAACGAGCGCGAAGGGATGGAAGAGGACATGCAGTCCTACGAACAAATCATCTCTATCGACCTCATCTCTCACGGCGTCAAGAACAAGGGTAAGATGTCCGAACAAAAGACGGTCATCAAATTTCGTGAGCACGCCAAGGACAAACTCTCTTATTGGCTCGCCAATCGGCTTGACCAGCTCGCATTCCTCACCCTTTCTGGCATTGGCTACAACTATATGTGCAACGGCGCTCTCAGGGCGTCCACCGCCTTCAGTTCTCTGGCATTCGCCAGCAATGTGTCGGCTCCATCGAGTAAGCGGTCGCTGATGTGGAACGGTTCATCCTTGGCCGTCAGTTCAACCGGCAACATCACCACCTCGTATCTGCCCAGCTACAAGATGATTACCGCCTTGGTTGCCTATGCCAAGGATCACTACATCAAACCCCTGATGAGCGGGGGCAAGGAATACTACGTCCTCCTGGTGAAACCCGGGACCCTGGCTGCCTTGAAGAACGATGCTGACTACAAGAACGCGGTTATCAATGCTGCGCCCTCCGGGAAAGATAACCCCTTCTTCACCGGAGCAACCGTCACCCTCGATGGCGTGGTTATCCATGAACACAACCTGGTCTACTCAACGACTGGGACAAGCACCAAGTGGGGCGCTGGCAACGCCATTGAAGGTACTCGCTCCCTGTTCTGTGGAGCCCAGGCTCTCGGCATGGCTGATCTTGGGCAGCCGGAATGGGACGAGAAAACCTTTCAATACGGCAGCCAGACCGGCATCAATGTCGACAAGATGTTTGGTTTCCTGAAGCCAAAATTCCACAGCATCTACGACGGATCCGAGCAGGATTTCGGCGTTATCGCCGTTGATCACCACCTGCCCATGTAATCAGTGACCAGTAATGGCGCCGGGATTGAGCGCCCGGCGCCCTGGTTCGAACCTCACCCCGCCACATTATTATAGGAGTGCACCATGCCAGCTTCATTGCAAATCCGATCCGAAGGGCGACAGAGTTCACTGTTCGCCATGGCAGAGTTTACCTTTGCCGATCTCGCAGCCGGGACCTTTGCCCCCTGCATCAAACTTCCAGCCGGCGCGGCTATCGTCCAGGGCTACCTGGGAGTAAAGACGCCATCCGGCGCAGCCCTCACCTTGTCTCTTGGCACCGCAGCTGCACCCGCTGGGTTGCTTGCCGCCACATCGGTCGCGGCTGTGGGAAAAACAGCTATCACCGCCGCGCTGAGTAATTATGGGTGCCCTGGTGATGGAAAGGTCATTGGCATTACACCATCGGCTGCCAATTCCACGGCGTTGGAAGGCGTGGTTGTCATTGAGTACATCGTTTCCGGCCGCAGTTCGACCACAGAGTCATAAGCAGCAGAATTAACCCTGCCACCCGTCACTATACCCGGGGATAACCCCGGGTAATCATAACAAGGGGTTTTGAAATGAAATTTATTGCACGAACAAAGGGCGAAGTCATTCGTCTTGCCTCTACCAGCGGTCATATCGTCCTGGTCGGCGACGAGTTTACCGAAGTCCCTAAGCACATGGAAAGCGAGGCGTTCGCCAAAGGGTGTGTCTCCGAGGAGCTTTACAATTCCATCCGTGCCGACTTGGAGGCCGATGCCAAAAAAGCTTCGGCGGCCATCTCCTTGAATGGTGGAGGGACTCCGGACGGGGCCGATCGATCCCCCATCATCATCGCCAAAATCAACGAGATGATGGATTCCACCGAGGACGGCTATTTTACCGAGGCAGGTTTGCCGAATCTACGGGTCCTTGGATCCTTGTGCGGATTCCGCGTCTCCAAGGAAGAAATGGAAGAGGCGTGGTTCGCCATTACCAATTCGTCAGCACCCACAGAAGGGGAGTGATTGCGATATGGCCACCGGTAGCGAGATTGCCGAGCAGGTCTTGGATATCGTCCAGGACCCAAGTTTTGACGAGGATTTTGTAATCACCAAGCTGAACGAATGCGCTGGTGCGCTTTCCCGCAGGCTGGTGCTGCCTTCCCTGGACACTGAGGCCGACGTTGTTGCATTGGCATCGGCATCCTCTGTCTCGCTGCCAGTGACCTATCAACGCAACCTGTATCATTGCCGTAATGCGGCCGGCTACCCCATTCAGGTGTATAACAGCCGGGCACAGTTGCTCGTTGATCATGGAGAACCTTGGGGGCGCACAGGTGTCAACATTCGTGGTGTGGCACCGGAAGGGCGGTCGCTGGTCTACGCCCCAACGCCGACAACGGACACCACACTGACGGTGCGATTCCAACGCAAGCCGACGGTCATCACTTTGTCAGCACAGGTCGACCTCTTGCCGGACGGGTTTGACGATATCTTTGTCCACTATGCCTGCTGGGGATGTTTCGCAATGATCGAGCAAGGCATGGAAGGGACAAAGGTGGATACCAATTATTACATGGCGCTGTATTCGGGGTTGCGTGATGAGTTGTGGTTGTCCCTCAACGAGGGTGTTTCCTTGCCTCCTCCACCTATAGCCAGAATGGAGCGGTGGTAATCATGGTAAACCCCGTCACCCTCTACAACGGATCTGCCGGGCTTAATACGGTCCTGGATCCACAAAGACTCTCGCAGGGAAGCCGTGACAACCCCGGCATCATCGAGATGGCGCAGGCTGTCAATGTATCCATCGATGAACGCGGCCTTGTCACCCTGCGGCAAGGGGCTACACTGGTAACAGCGGGTTCATTTCATTCGCTGTTTTCCGTGGATGGCGGCGAATGCTTTGCCGTGCAGGAGGGCGCCTCTGATGCGTCTATCGTTCGCGTCAACAGTGATCTTTCAACCAGTGTGATCAGGTCCGGGTTGTCGCAGGGCCGGCGCATGGCCTGGGCGCAATCGGGCACAGACACCTTCTACAGCAACGGTGTACAAACCGGGTTTATCCGTGATGGGGTGTCGGTCGCGTGGCCGGTGCAGGAGTACCATGGACCGGATGCGGACATGCAGTTTGCTACCGCCATTCCAGCAGCATCACACATTGCATTCATGGCTGGCGGTCAGGTGCTTTTGGCCGTGGGTAACTCGATTTTTGCAAACCATGCGCCGTTTCAGTATGGGCTGTTTCATCCGGGCCGGGGCAACGTTGCCAACTTTGAGGGCCGCGTTACGGTGCTGGCCCCTGTTCAGGGCGGGTTCTTCGCTTCCGATGGACGGCGAACATGGTTCTTCCGCAAGGCCGGTGATTGGTATCAATACCGGCAGGAGTTGGTCGATTCGGCTCCGGTTCTTGAGTGGTCACTTGCCCATGATCGCGTCAAGTTGGGCGAAATCGGCTTCGACCTGCCGGGTTTCGGCAGGGTATGGGCGAGTACACAAGGGATTTGCATCGGGACCGATGACGGGCAGGTGTTCAATCTCACCAAAGCAAAGGTCAAGTATCCGAGCGGTTACAGTTCGGGCGCTTGTTTAATTAGAGATTATACCGTGATTCACACGGCAGTATAGAGAGGTATCACTATGGCTGAAAAATTTTCAACCGGCTTTGTCCAATCAGTTGCCGAGAATATCCGCACCAGCATTTTACCCAACTTTGTCATCGGCATCTATGACGGCATGCAACCGGCAACAGCGTACGACTCCGAAGGCAGTGCCAACCTGCTCTGCCTGATCACCAAGGACGGTGGAGCCTTTACAGGCGGGGTGGCGACGAATGGTCTCAATTTTGACACGGCTGTTGGCGGGGTTTTGAGCAAGCCGTCTGGGGATGTGTGGAAAGGTGTGGGGACCGCTGCTGCTGGCGCAAGCGGCGTTACCGCCACATGGTTCAGGGTCTATGCCAACGACTACACCACCGGCGCCAGCACCACAGCCAAGCGGTATGACGGGGCAATCGGCACGTCGACCAGCTTCGAGTTGCGCATGACAAACCCGGTCATCGTCCAGGATGTTGAAACCACGATTTCCTCTTTCACCCTTACCGTACCGCTTGTGTGAGCCATGCTGCAAAAATTCAGCAATAACGCGATTTCTACTTTGGCCGCCAGCGTGGACATTGGAGCCCAAGTGTTCACTCTGGCAACAGGCACCGGTGATTTGTTTCCCGAGATTAACGGTGATGAAGAATACTTTTATATTCGCCTCGGGACCGACGAGAACAATGAGGTGGTGAAGATTCACAACCGGATAGGTGACACGCTGGAGAATTATGATGACGCGCCATACTCAGCAGCCTGGGACGCGGGGACTCCTGTTGCGCTGACGTGTTCGGCAGAGGTGCTGGAAAGTTTTGTACAGGTTGAGGGTGGCGGGCAAGTAATGGTCGGTCACGAGCTGTGCTCATACTGTGAATCAAGGAGAAGCGCAAACATTGTAAGCGGTTCCGTTGAGTTCGACTTTTATAGAGCCAATGTTCACTACGTCTTGCTGACAGAGGACATTACAAATGTGACTTTTACGGGCGTGCCCAGTGGCACGATTGCTTGCACCTGCACATTGATTTTCAAGCAAGATCCAACAGGTGGGCGAACTATCATTTGGCCTGCATCGGTGGCCTGGCCAGGCAATACCGCACCAACCCTGTCGTCTCAAGCTGGAAATGTTGACATTATCAAGCTTCTGACAATTAACGGTGGGGCGAATTGGTACTGCATGGTTGCTGGAATTGGATTTGGTGCTGGGCAGGTTCCCGGTTGATACCAAGGATTGGCCATCTGTGCATGATAATAGGTTTGACGTCCCCTGTCACACGTGGGTGAGTATTGAAACCCGACCAGGTAAAGGCCAGTGATCAATACCGGACCCCTTAATACGCTGCCCCTGAACAGTTCTTCCGGGAGAGACGTTGCCGTTGACGACACCACTGGAGAAGCGCTTTTACCGCCAACGCTCAACTCTGGAGCGCTCAACACCGGACCACTGAACGGCTCTTCTGGAGAACCTGTTGCCACTGGCGAGACCACGGGCGAGACTGTTTTACCATTACCAAAAAGTTTGGGGTCAGCGCGTACCAAAACCCTAGGATATGGTGCGGCGACGATACAACTGTCTGTGGACGGTAAAGCGGAATCACCCTATGTGGCGACCGTAGAAACAACCCTTGCCACTCTGTCTGTGGACGGTAAAGCGGAATCACCCTATGTGGCGACCGTAGAAACAACCCTTGCCACTCTATCGGTCAGTGGTGAAGTCGCCGTCACCGGCAACTATGGCGGCGCGTCGGTTCCGCTTTTGTCCTGTGAAGGTGAAGGGGGAACGGTCAACTTAGTTTCCGGTGACACGCTGATCAAACTCAAGGCAAGTGGCGAAATCGCACCTTTTCGGCTTGGGCGGATGTCGGTATCGTTGCCACTCTTTGCCGCGTCCGGGTTTTCCGGGAGCGCGTCGGCAGTCACCTGTGCGACAACATTGCCCGCTCTGCGTGTCCACTGTGAGGCAACCAACCCGCCCATGTGTGCCGGGGATGCCAGTTTGCCGTTACCGCGGGGCTCTGGATTGGCACATGTTAGCCTTTTGGCGCAAGGATCAATAACGATCCCGGTCCCGCACAGCAATGGCTCTGCAGACAACCCGGCACTTGTTTCTGGAGATACCCGGATCCGACTACTTTCAACCGGGGAAACTGTCCGGTCGCAATGGGGTTCTGTGTTCACCGTGGCGCCGCTTTTTCAGTGCAACGGCTACGCCGATGGACCATCGCCACCCGTCTCCGCTACCACAGCCATGGCCAGTCTACGGACCCAGGGCGTTGCGGTATCAGCCTTCAACACCATCGGGGTTGTGGACGCCCCAAAACTCTTGGTTACTGGCAACGGGACCACCACCAATTTCGGAAGATCCACAGTGGTTATTCAGCGCCTGAAGATCAACGGCGCCGCACACAACGCCGCGCACTGCGAAGCTGCTTGTCGGGTCTCGACATTCTCGGCGGATGGTATCGCCAGACACAGCCACGAAACCCTCGACAATCTCGCATTTGATCGTGGCTGCAGCGGAGTGATCCCAACCATGGATTCCGTTACCCCATCCCCCTTCCATTATGAAAGGTGTGCATAATGCGTACATACAGTTTTCAAGGCGATTATATCAACAGCGATCCAGTTAGCATTGATAGCCCCTATGCACCGATCCACCTCGTCACAGATCGGTTCAATCAGACAATTAACAAGGCAACCGACGTTCTCGAACTGCTCATCGGGACTGACGGATCAGGCGGATTGCTCGGGGAAATGGATGATGCGCTAGGTTCGTCCCCTTCATCAACCATCACTGCTGAGGATATCGACACATCCCTGACGCTTGCTGAATCTGGACTCTCTGTCCCCACTTTCAACAAGGGGGAGCTACAGTCCGCACCTGACGAGACCTACACGGCGCCAACGCTGGTATCAGTTCCAACTGTTGACGTTGATTTCACTGGCATAGACCTGCCCGATGATATTTCCGTTGCCATGAACTGGGCGGAAGCGTCCCTGCCAAGTGAAGTTTACAACGCTTTGAAAGCACAGGTCATCGATGCACTGCAACACCCGCCGTCTTACGGGACCATCACTACGTCAAGCGCCAGCGTTGAGACGGGTGCGGCATCCATCAGCCCTGTCGCCACCACAAGTGACCTCGTTTCCACCAGCACGACAACACCTGATCTGTCGCAGACATTTGACGCTTCGGTTGACACGTCGATTGACACATCAGCGGAGATTGAAACGAGCGGGGAGCAGGTGACTACGGCCAGCACACCTGCTGTGACGACAGGCAACCTTACCCCTGTCTCAACCAGCACCGCCGCACCCGGTACGGTGACCAGTGCACCGGGATCCATCGACACCTCAGCCGTCGCGCCGGTCGACACCGCCACAGCGCAGGGTGACATTGAGTCTGCCATTTATACCCGTTCGCGCAACCGGCAGCAGGCCGCGAATTTGAGCGAATACAACGGGATGGTGGGAGCCATTGCAAATCTACAGCACGCGCTTCCTTCGGGTGTGTCTGCATCGATCTTGGCTGATTTCGGCATCGGCCTGGCTCGGCAGTCTGCGGAGATCGAGGCGATGATTGTGGAGACATCAACAAAAATCTCCCTCGAAAACCGGCGCATGAATCAGGATGACATCCGCATTGCTCACGATATTCGCCGCATCAATCAGGACGACATCCGTATTGGGCAGGCGGACCGGCAGGCCGACCAGGAAGACCACAAACTGTTCCTTGAAGCACACCGGGTGAACCAGACCAACCGCCAGCTTGATCAAGAGGATCACAAGCTGACCCGCGAAACCCGCCAACTTGATCAGGAAGACGTTAAACTTGCTCAGGAGAATCGGCGACTGGGACTTGAAGATGTCAAACTCACCCAGGAGAACCGGCGCTTGGCGCAGCGGGATGTTGAGTTGTCCAATGAAGCATCCCGCGTGTTCCTCGATATTCGCCGTGCAGATCAGGACGACATCCGTATCGGGCAGGGCGGACGCCAGATCAACCAGGAGGATTATAAGTTGTGGCTGGAGGCTATTCGTATCAGCCAGGAAGAGCGCAAGCTTGACCAGCGTGACCTGGAAATAGGATACGAGGGCCGCAGGCTGTCCCAGCGGGATGTTGAGCTCTCGCAAGGCGAGGCCCGCGTTGCTGTGGAGGCGCGACGGGCAGACCAGGACGATATCCGCATCGGCCAGGCCATCCGGCAGATGGACCAGGAAGACCGCAGGCTCACCATTGACGCTGACAAGATTGTGTTCGAGAAGCGCATGGCCGCTATTCAGGGGGCCATCGGCCTTGAACAGTTGATCCGGCAGACCAGAGACGGCGAATCCAACCGGGCCATGGAGAGCGCCAAGGCGCTGCAGACTCTTATCGTGCAAGAGTACGCCGAGAAAATACGGGCATTCCAGGCTGTATGGGAAGGGAAAAAAGCCGAGGTGCAAGCCAAATCAGAAAGCGTTCGTGCGGCCGTGGCGACCAACACGGGCCTTATCGACGTTTTCAAGGCGCAGTACGACGCTTTAAAAACCCGCATCGAGGCCGCGACCTCCTACAATAAAAGCCTGACTGACGTGTTCTCCGCAGAGGTCCAGGGCTTTGTCGGCGCCGAGCGGGCCGTTGCCGATCGCAATGATTCCGCTATCAAGTTGTTGGAGCAACAGATCAGCGATGCCGACATGGATCTCCGAGCACAGATAGCGGAGGCTGGGGCACTGATCCAGGCATACACATCCGAGGCCAGCATCAAGGAGCGAATTGCCGAGTCCCGCTCACAGATTGCTGCGCAGGTTGCAGCTTCTTTACTATCGGCCGTCCATGCGGGGGCAAGCATTGGCTACAGCGGCAGCGAGGGTGCAACCAAGAGCTACAGTGTTGCTGTCCACGGCTCCGAGTCGCACAGCGCCGAGCACGATCCGGCAGCATGATAGGATCACCGCGCCGCATACTCTTTCGCGGCGACCGAGACAGATGCGAAGCACTTATTGGCCGCGCCAAGCAAGCTATGTTGATCTTAGAGAACATGATGCGCTTGCGCGGTCTTCAACAACTTGCCATGCAGTTTGAACCGTATCCCGGCGCCCTGATTAAGTGCTCAAAGGTATTTGGAATGCGTACGGTCGAAATCATTGCCGGCGAACCCTGCCGTTCGACAAGGACCGTGCAGACCCGAGAGTGTTTTTGTTTTCCTCATTTCTCCTTTGGGGTGGTCAAGGTGGTCAAGCCAACCGAGCCAATGCAAGGGATAAACCCCGAGACCGGGCTGGAGATGGAAGAAACGTCAGAGCAATTTGCCACCAGGCTTGCGTCGTACCTGGAGAATTTGCGGTCGGTTAGGTTTGCCTACGATGTCGCTGTGTGTGCAGGGAAGCAGTTCGTTCTCTGCCAAGATGTTTTGGATGCCAACTTCGGTCGTTATGCAGTAGGGCAATTCGTGCTTGTGACCATGGCAACAGAGATGGAGGAATGGGAATATCCCCTGGATTGTGACCGACCTTGCTTATTGAGCAACCCACGGTTTGACAAGCTGATGATTTCCCCGTTGCACATACTACCCAGCATGAAGCTGTGGAAATATGGGCCAGAGATGGAGGTGGTTGATTGAGCGACTTTGAAATCTCCGTGCCGAATTTCCCGGCACAAGAATCTGGATGTTTCAAGTATCTGGCAAGTATTGGCCTGACTGAGGAGCAACTGAGCAACTGCTGCGTGAAAAAGGCGCGTGTGATTGGCATCGCTGACCGGCAGCATATCGACATCGTGCTTGACGGGGTGCAGTACGACGCGGTGCCGGTATGGATTCATACCGATGTCGGGGCCAGATTGGCCATGCTCAAGGGGGCCGAACACGCACAGTTGAAGGATTATTTCAAGGATGCCTCCCTGATGTTTCCGTTCCCAGGAGTTGACGAAGCATCATCAAGCTACGTCTCGGCGCTCACATCCATTGACGCCGAGACAATGGAGCTTGTTGTTCACGCTGTTATTGGTGTACAGCGTTGTTTCTCCCCTCCATCTGGTCCGATTCAGATTATATATCAAACAGATGTGTCAAACTATATTCAGGAACCTACAGAAAAAGCGTTCCCCACCTATCGTCCGTTCATGCTGCTTGAGACGTACTACACCTCTAACGCTGGCGATGTAACATCGGCTGTCATGCTTGTCGATTTGGTTTCAGGTGGGCCAGCGTTCGTACCATCATTGGATAGTGAGGGTGAATGGTGCCTGCCAAAAGTTCAGGCCTTGTTTTCCGGAGACGATGTTGCAGAGGGGTTCGCGCTTATTGGGGCCTTCCTCGGTCGGTCGGTTGAGGTCGGATCTGGCGACTGTTTCAAATCTTTGTCCGTGAACAATTGGTCAACGGACAATCAGTTTCCAAAGCCTGACCCGGAATACCCATTAAACAGGTTCGGGTCCATCAATGGTGATATCAGCTTTCAGGATCGTGACACTGGTGCGACTATAACCATCACCACACGGAACATATTCAGCCCCTCTGACAATGAAGAGTTTGTCTACCAGGGCACAAACCATCTTGGCGCGTTCTGCCCCATCAATGACAAATACAGGGAAATGTCTTGGGGGTATGTCGACTATTACGATTGGTACGGGAGCGAAATTCTTGCTGACCGGGACAACAAGTATTCACTCACCAAAGAGCACAGCCTGTTCGGCAGCGTTTCAGACCAAGTGCTATGGACATCTGAGTGGGTCGCCAACATGGAGAACGGTGAACTTCTTGTCAATAACAAGACCTGGAACAGCCAGTATAATGTTTGGGTGACAGAGTGTAAGCGTCGTGGTGATTGGGTTGTTGATAGCTTGATACGATATCCATTTGTCACGGACAGGGAGGTTGATTTCTGCAAAAACAATCTGTTCGATGTGTATTGGAGTGTCAGGGTTACGACATCATATTTTGAAACCTCGCGAAAAGAGTATAGGGGTGCAACCACACACTCTGACGATGTGCTTCTTGATGCGTATGATCCTGTGTCAAGTTTCCTGTTTCCTTACCTTGCTGGCGAGTGGACATCTTGGCTCACTGCCGAGCGTGATGTTTATGTCATTGAAGCGACCAGTATTGATTTACGACATAGTGACCGAGAAACAGGGCTATTCAATTCTGTCGGCGTAATAGAATCGGCACTCGCTGCAATGTATAGCGCGGTTTGCCCGGTTGGTGAATACGATCAGAGCCGAAGGACTGATCATGTCCTTAAAAAGCCCAAACTCTACCTTGTCCCATACGATCCGCGAATCGACATGCTCCAGGAGTGACCAATGCTTGAACTTAACCTGAAAAACAGGGCAGCGACCCAGACCACTGCCCGATTCAATTCCATGTGCAGGATTGGTAATACCTTTGTCGGAGCGACATCGAGCGGTTTATATCGGATGTGCGGAACATCTGACAATGGTGTGGAAATACCGGCGATGATACGATCAGGTTTGTTTGACCTGGGTACGCCGGCCATGAAGCGGTTCCGGTTCTTTTATTTTTGGTTGTACGCAACCGGGCAGCTTCTTCTCAGGGTCTACTGTGACGATGTGTTGGCTGGGGAATACCGGGTGGACTGTGACGGAGATATGCGTGTTTGCGTGCCGATCTCGCGGGCGCATAAAGGCCGCTATTGGGCATGGAGTATTGAGAACGTCGGCGGTGCCTTTTTTTCGCTCTATTCGGTGCAGGCCCTGCCGGTTGTGCTGCATTCAGGTCGCCGGTAAATTGCTCCATGTTATGATATGAAAAAAATACCATAATATGGTATCATAAATCAACAATTTCATTTTTTACTTGAAGGTGCAGCATGGCACAAAACAACCAGGACGATTTCAATAAAAGGGCTGTCGAGTACCTCGGGGGCCATGCGCGCAATGTGGTGAATTCCTTGGCCGGGAGGCCGGTGGAGCCGGTTAAGCCGTGGTTTGGCGAAGGTGGTTTGAGAACCGGAGCAGGCGCCACGAGCACCGCCAGTCCCGCTAACGTTCAGGCGCGGCAGCAGTTGGCAGGGACGCCGGCATCAATGCCAGCAGCATCGCAACAGCAGGCAGCTGCCAGCGGACCTGGAATGCTGCGCAAGCCGGGACTGGAAAATCCGGCCATAACCAATCTGACACGCAACCGAGTGCAGCCGACGGTCGCCCCGCCGAACACCTCACCAGTTAACCCGGTGACGCGTCTTGCCAGCGGTATCGGCTATCAGCCCATGGCGGACGGGAGCAAGGTCTACACTATGGGCACCCAAGGGCAGGACGGGTACTATAAGATGACGGTGCGTCCGGGCGGCTCTACTGCCCGGCAGGCACTGGCCGGCCCGACTGCTGATGCCGCACAGCGGTTCTTGGGAGCGGTCGGCAAGGTGGACTATAATTCACCTGAGTACAACGAGTACCGAGCCAGAAACTATCAAAAGGCCAACCCCTTCGATCAAAACAACCCTTATGACGAACGTTTCAGTTACAAGCCACCGCAGGGTTCATCCATGCCGCTTATCGCGCCGCCACCGAGGGCAACTGGTGGGAGCGGTTGGAAGTCAAGGGCAGAAGCGGATCGGGCAAACGCTGCCGCGTATGGTGATTATGTCCGTGCAGTAACGTCTGCGATGAATAGCAAAAATCAGGAGCAAGGGGCCAATTACCGGGCGCAGCTTCAGGACAAAAGGGCTGGACAGGAAACTTCACTCGCCCGCCAGCGTCTCACCGGCGATTTGGCCTTAAACGAGGCCCGTATCGGGACTGAGGCATTGAATCAGCAGAAGGGGCAGATGGAGATTGAACAAGCGAAAACTCTTCAAGCAGCCCGAGATGCTTACATGCAGAATCCAACGCCAGAGAACGAGGCCAAGTACCGCGCCATGATCGGCAAGTTTGAACGTGAAGCCCAATATGGCACTATTGGCAAGTACGATGATCAGGGGACGAAAATTGGCGAGGACATCTACAACAAACAGACCGGCGATCTGAAGCAAAGGGGGCCGGCTCTTGACCCGAAGTACGCCAACGAACTTGAGGCATTAGAATCTGATCCAGCCGCACAGAAGGAATACCTACTGCAGCTCAAGGCCAGCGATCCGGAAGTATATAACGCACTCAAAGCTCAATATCCCAACTGATAAGGTTCTCGATATGGCACTGTCCGACATCTTCGCAGAGATCGAAAACGAATCCACCACAACCCTAACAGCAAAGCAGCCGCAGCGGTCCGGACTTGGTGCGATATTTGACGAGATAGAGAACGAGTCACCCGTCGCGGAGCGCTCATTTCTCGGCGACACCGTATCCCACCTTGCCAGAGGTGGTGTTGAACTGGCCGACTCTGCTGTCCATGCACTGGATACGGCGGTAGGAGGAAGCGAGACGCTCAAGAAGGCGTCGAACTACCTCACCGAAGAGCTTCCCAAACAACATGCTATCCTTCGTCCTGACCAGTCCGAAGCCGCAGGGGAAGAAGGGATTGTCAAGCGCGGCTGGAACACGGCTATGGAATCCACCCCGCAATCCGCAGCGGTATGGGGCGGTGCTGCTGCCGGCGCCACAGCTGGAGGGGCTCTTGGGTCAGTTGTCCCCGTAGTTGGCACCGCTGCCGGAGCACTGGCTGGTGGAATTATCGGCGGGGCAGGGACTATGCTCGGACTGTTCGGTCTGGGGACATACGGTAAACAAAAGGAGGATGCTGCCAAGAGATTGGCTGAAACCCGTCCGGACCTCGACGGCGAACAGATAGATCAGATTGCTCACAAGAACGCTATGACCCATGCACTCGCCGAGGCTGGCGGCGAAGGGGCTGGAGACATAGCGGCGGCAATCTTTTTCAGGACGCTTCCGGGTGGGAATGCTTTGTATAAGGGCGGGAAAGCGATTCTCAAAGAACTGGTAAACCCTGGCGTTGTAAAAACATTGGCCAAGGCGTTGGCCAAGTATATGCCATTTGAGGTGGGCTCTGAGGTCGGGACCTCCTATTTCCAGAACGAGGCCGACAAAGAAGCTGGTATCTCGACAATGTCCACCGGTGAGGCAATGCGGGAATCCATTATCCCGGCCATCTTTCTTTCCACCGGTATGGGTGTCACCCTTGGCGGACATGCCGCATACCAGCGCAACCAGGCCTACAAAGCGCTGAATGATGGATCCGCCGAGGAACGGGCAGACGCAGCCAAACAGGTCGCCGGATCGTTGGCACAGTCCACCGACAGGCAGATAGCGCAAACATGGCTTGATACCGCCATGACCTACATCAGCGCAGGCCAACCCGTCCCCCTTGACGTGCACGTCGCAGACATGGCGGCATATACCCCGGACGCGGCATCAGCAGCCACACCGGAGAGCGGCGCGCCAAAAGGCCCACTGAGCAAAGCCGCTGACATGCTGATCGGGAAGTCTGGACTGTACGGGACAGCTACTGCCGCGGTCCCGCCACCGGTTGACGACCCGCGCATGGCCGAGGAGTGGGCAAACCAGACAGATCAGGCCCTTACCTACAACCAGCGGCGCAATCAACCGCTGGCCCGGCAACAGCCAGAGCCAGATCAGCAGGAATCCCCTGCAGATGTTGTATCCCCGATGCAGCACGCAATCGATGCGTGGGAGAAGCGGTACAACGAGCCGCTGTACGATGCCCGTACCGAGCTTATCCGCGGAACAGCCGGACTCCTCACCGATGATAACCGGATGGAGGGTGAATGGGCACGGCAAAGCAGAGACGCGACCGCCTACAACCAGCAGAAGAACCAGCAGGTGAGGCCGGAAACTGAAGAGGAGGGCAAACCCTCACCGGCCGTGCAGGCCTTCATGCGGGCATACAACGACGAAGATAACACCCCGGAGAATCGCCAGGCGTGGATGTCGGCGCAGCCCGCAACGGTCAAGGAGATCGAAGACAGGAAGATGCAGGCGGAATGGGACGCACAGGAAACCGCCGCGGCTGCCTACAATCTCGCCAGGAATACTCCGCCACCGCAGGCTCCGAAGAAGACCAAGGCTGAAATCCAGAGAGAGAAGGACATTGCCCGCTTCAATGAATCCTACCAGGCTATTGGAACTGTTCCAAAGTCGCAGGGCAATATCACCGAGCGTGAGGCCGCCGCGTTCGAGCAGCGTGTGCAACGCGAGAGAGCGGCGCAGAGGCGGCAGACACAGATCAAGGCGCTCAGGGAGAGAGAGGCAGCGTCCGATGCCGCGATGAAGGATGAGAATATCCCTGATGAGGTCAAGCAGTCTGCAAGCCGCCAAGCGCAGGAAATCGTCAAGACGGATCCTGTGTATCAGCACATGGCCGAGGCCAAGAAGCGTGGCAAACTCAATCTGGAAGCCATGCGGGAGGCATACGACAGTGACACCATCGGCATGATCAACCGGCGATACCCTGGAATTCTCAGCTTGGTCGGGACTGTCCAACCAGATGATTTCGCCAACGAAATGGGCTACGAAAGCCTTGACGCCATGGTTCGCCGGTTTGCCGAAGCTCGAACCCAGAAAGAATTGACCGGGCAGATCATTCGCGAGCAGCTGGACGAATGGCAACGCGCTGAAAGCGAGCAGGGGGACTATTTCGACAGAATGGCCGAGCGCCAGGAGGGGGCCAGGGCGTGGAAGGGAAACACCTACGCGACAACCCGCGCCGGCTCTGTTTTTCCGGCACCAGACGAGGCGGTTTCAGGTATGGAAGACCTGATCCGCCGGAGACCAGAGAGTTTCACCGAGGAGGATCTTGATCACTGGACCTACACAGCTGAACAACGGTCGCGACTTCGCGCAGCACACCGAGAGGCTCTTTCCGGCCTTAAAACGTCGTATAATAATGAAGATAAGCAACAATCGGTAAGTGATGTTGCGATAAATGCAACAAATCAAGCAGAATCCCTGCCGCGTAACCTTGGCGCAACGCGGCCGGCAGAAATAACCGGCCAAACAGAGGCTTTCCTTCGCAATCAACAGGTGCGACAAACCTTGTCTCAAAACGAGACAAACCTTGTCTCACCTGCTTCTGACACTTCAGGATTCCTTCGAGACCAGCAAATAAGGCGTGATGCTGTTGGCACCGAGAAAGCACCACTGACACGTCAACCTGGTGAGTCGCTGGGGGCTTTCCTGCAGAGGAGAAGGGCGGAGAGGGAAAAAGAGGATCAAGCCAAGGCGCAAACCACTCCAGAGGCCAACTTAAAAGCTGATCTGCCAGGCGCAGAAACAGCAACGGCACCCGCGCAAGCGGAGGCCAGCCTACCTGCACGATCTCAATCCATTGAACAAGAATTGGCCGCCACGTCCGACGAAGACCTTGTCGCCATGCTCGATGATGTGTTTGGGGAGGAAGAGCAGCCGGTTCAGGCCAAGACACCCACCAAGCAACGGTTGACAGCGAAGGAGAAATTTGCCAGCGACATAGAGAGGAAAGGCGCCGCCACCGACCAAGCAGGGAAAGGCTTTAAGATTGTTTCTTCACCTTCAGATGACGGCAGTTTCGTGCTTGAAGTGGTTGACAATAACGGAAACCGCAACACCATTGGCAGGCCGTACCCTCCAGGCTTTGGGTTTTCCAGACAAGAAGTCATCTCCAGGGCTATTGAGATGGCAGTCTTTACCAAACCAAAGGACAATGATACGCAGCAACAAGGAGAACAACCACGGTACATCGTCAGAGAAGATCAAAGGACGGCCAATGTAGGTGACCTTGTTTTAATGGGCTCCCGCCTTGTCAGGGTAACAAAGATTTGGCGTGACGAGAGCACTGACCAATGGATGTTGTCGGTTGTCAATACTCATGTGCGAGGGAAAGACCGGCTGTGGGCGCAGAAGCCTGGAAAAACTGACCAACAGTTTACAAGGAGTGAGTTCATTCGCCACACCGGAGTGTGGCCTGCCATGGAAGCCACACCTCGTCCGCAAGAGGAGAAAAAGCAAGGGTGGCAAAACGTCACAGTTACTGGCATGTCTTCTGAGCTTGCGTTTGCAAAACGGTATGAGCAATGGGTAAACGATGGCATGGAGGGAGAAGGCCCTCCCCCACCACAATTTCTTGATGGCGCCATGCTGGTAAACTTCGTTGCCAAGGTTCACGCAGCAGCTATTGACAAGGCGCAAACAGGTCAACCCAAGGCACCAGCCAACCCCGAGCAGCAAGGCGACAATGACCCCACCTTCATCGTGCATTCGTTACAAACCGGACAGCGTGAAGAGGTGAAAACGAGCGGTTTGGAAAGGACGCCCAAGAAAACCGCCAGCCAGATCACCAAGGAAGGCGGCATAGCTGCCCTTGAAGGCGTCAAGTCGGCTATGGAAGGTCTCAGCCAGCTGTTTGGTGGAAAGAACCGGCTCGGCTCCGGCCTTACATTTGACGAGGAAACCTATACCCAAGCAAAGCCCCATTTCGTCAAGGCATGGAATGATGCGAAACAGGTCGGCTATTCGCTCAAGGAGTTGATTCAGTATCTCCACGATCAGTTCGGCAAGGCCATCCGTCCCTACCTGCAGAGGTTTCTTGCCGATGTAAAGGCTGGAGACTTGACCGTTATTGAAAAAGCATCTACAATAAATCAAGTAGATAAGAAGCAGGAACAACCAAGAGGGGGGCAAGATGATAACATCGGCAGCGCAGGCGCGGAAAGCGATGGGCAGTCCTTACGGCAAGACGGTCAAGCAGTTGAAGGAGCTGGCGATAGACCACTGGTATCAGTGGCGGCCGAAGTTCGTTCGGGATCTGGTCAAGCAGAACCGCCTGCAGACCGTGGCACTGGCCGCAGCGGAAAAGGCAAGCGCGGAAATCAGGGAACTCATGGAGTACGGGTACCAGCTTCACGAGGCAGAAGAGGTCGTTCTCCCAAAATACATCCTGAGCCCCCCGGAACCGCAAGTGATAGCAGAAATGGAGGATCCGGACCGCTGACCGATGCGCCTGCGACCATCCCGGCCAAGAACTTTGTCATCACTGACGAGGTAAACCTTGGCCAGGGTGGACAGGTGCAAAAGTACCGCGACAATATTGAGGCCATCCGCACCCTTAAGAAACTGTGGTCCGAGCAGCGCCGAGCCACTCCGGACGAACAGCGGATACTTGCCCGTTACGTCGGATGGGGCGGCATCCCCAACGCTTTCCGCAACGCCGTAACCGGTGAAGTCAAGGAGGATTGGCAGGCCCGCGTCGAGGAGCTGGAAGGGTTATTGACGGCTGCCGAGCTGGAAACAGCCCGCAATAGCACTCAAAACGCCCATTACACATCTGGAACGGTGGTCTCCGCCATGTGGGACGCCCTGCAGCACCTGGGATTCAAGGGCGGACTCACCCTGGAGCCATCTGTCGGTGTCGGCAACTTTATAGGCCTGGTCCCACAAGAGTTATCCGGATCCACCAAATTCGTTGCCGCCGAGTTTGACGGCATCACCGCCGGCATTGCACAGGCTCTTTACCCTCAAGAGGGTATTTTTCACACACCATTCGAAAAACTTCCCTTGCCCAGCGGTTCGTTTGACCTGGTGATCGGTAATCCTCCGTTCGGGCAAACCTCGCTTTCGTTCCCCCACCTGCCTGCTATCAACCGGCACTCGATCCACAACCAATTCTTCCTGGCCGGGCTCGAGGCCCTGAAACCTGGAGGCATCCAGGCCTTTGTTGTGTCCAGGTACCTGATGGACTCCAAAGACGCGACCGTTCGCAAAGAGATTGCCAAACAGGCCGAATTGCTGGCAGCGGTCCGGCTCCCACAATCCGCTTTCAAAGGGAACGCCCTCACCGACGTTGTCACGGATATTATCATCTTGAGGAAGCCCGGGTATACCCAGAACGCCGAAGGTAAGACAGTGCGCGAACCACTACCCGCACAGCCGTCATGGCTGGACACGGTTGAAGTGGTTGACCGGATGACAGGCGAACCGATGACGGTAAATGCGCACTTTGCTGCCCGTGCTGATATGATCATTGGCACCATGGACCGATCAGGATCGATGCGCCGTGAAGGCGACATCACCGTGCACTATGACGGCAAGGATTTCAGAGGTGATCTGTCCAAAGCTCTTCGCACGGCTTTACCGAAAGGGATTATGTCCACACAGAGCACGACCGAGGTGTCCGGGCATCGGTTCAAGACCATGGTGGACGCTTTGGAGATTGCCTTGTCCGGAGCCGAGGAAGGGTCTATCTCCATCGATCAGCAGACCGGCAAACTGATGATGGTGCGGGAAATGAAGATGACCGATTCGGGATCCTATATCCTGAGTCGCGTTGAGCTCACCCCGGAAACGCCATGGTCCAACAAGCTGACCTTGCAGGATGATGGTACCTGGACTGAAGAGGTCGATCAGGTTGACGGGCAGGGGAACAAAGTCAAGGTCGGACGACTGAACGCCAAGGAAATTAAGCGATACACCGACAGCGAGGTGCCCGTACACTACCGGCTCGGTAAACTGGACCACCAAAGGCTGACCGACGCAGTAAAACTCCTGGCAACGCTGAAAAAGCAGATCTTACTGGAAACATCGCCCGAATCGGTTGATCGGGACATTGAGGCCAACCGCAAGGAGTTGAAACAACAATACGATGCGTTCCTCAAACAGCACAAGTACCACCTGAGTTCGGCGCCTATCGCTCGGCTCCTGGCAAGCATGCCGGATGGTGCACTTGTTCTGTCGCTGGAAGAAGCCTATGCCAAGCCGATCAGCAAGCAACAAGCAAAAAAACTTGGCAGGGAACCGCGTGAAGCGTCGGCAGACCTGGCGGCAATCATGTCGCGCCGGGTCATCTTCCCCTACCGTGCCCCGGAAAAAACAAGTGACCCGCAGGACGCCTTGGCCATCACCCTGTCCGAGACTGGGCGGGTTGATCTTGAGACCATTGCCGAGCTGATGGGAAAGGATGAACAGGGGGTCATTGCCGAACTACACGACAATCGTGACGAGCCGTTGATTTACCGCAACCCCGAAACCGGCGCCTGGGAAACCGCCGATGAATACCTCGGTGGCAACGTAGCGCAGAAACTGAATGCAGCCAGCACCGAAGGCCTAGAAAAAAATATAGCGGCTTTGGAGAAGATTCAACCCGAGCCTTGGGGGGCTGACAAGGTGACGGTCATGCCGGGGGCAACATGGGTACCAGAATCGGTATACGCTGACTTCCTCACCCACCTTACCGGTTCACGGAGCACTGTGCGTTTTGGGCGGGCATCAAACACCTTTTCCGTTTACGGCGACGACAGCACCGGCACAGCAAAGCAGTGGAACACCCCGCACCGTGGAGTATCGCTCCTTTTCGAGGCGCTTCTCAACAGCAAGAGTATCAGGGTGAACACTAAAGACAGTGATGGCAACGTAACCTTTGATGCCGATGCAACCGAACTGGCCAAGGCCAAGGTCGAAGAAATCAAAGAGGAATTCTCAACGTGGGTGTTCAAAGACAGCGAGCGTCGCAAATTACTGGTCGACCTGTTCAACAAGAAGTTTAACGTCAGGGTCAACCGGCAGCGCAACGGCCAACATCTACAGTTCCCCGGGAAGGTGCCCGATCAAGTGATTTCGCTCCGCAGGCATCAAAAGAACGGGATCTGGCGGGGGATCGTTGACCGGTTTGTCCTGTACGACCATGCGGTAGGGGCCGGGAAAACCTTTACAGGCATTGCTCGAGCTATCGAGCGTCGGCGCATGGGGCTTTCTCGCAAGCCGATGATTGTGGTCCCCAATCACCTGGTTGAACAATTTGCCGCTGATGTGTACCGGCTTTATCCCGGCGCCCGGGTGCTGGCAGCGAGCAAGAAAGATCTGGAAAAGAGCAAGCGGCGACGATTGTTCGCCAGGATTGCAACGGGCGATTGGGACGTGGTTATTGTGCCGCATTCGTCGTTTGCCTTCATTGGAATCGACCCAGTCACGGAGGCGCGCTACCTCGAAGCGGAACTTGAAACGGCAGAGGCGGCTGTTCGTGAAGCGGAAGAGCAAGCTATTGAAGATGGTTTCAATGGGCCCCGAAAACCCTTGACGGTCAAACAGGCGGAGGCCTTGCGCGACAAGATCGTTGAACGCTTGAGAAAGTTACAGGACCGTGCCTCCGACAAGGATCGGCTTTTGACCTTTGAGCAGATGGGGGTTGATGACTTGACCGTGGACGAGGCCCACGAATTCAAAAACCTCTTTTACTCGTCCAACATGCAGGCGAGGGGCATGAATCCGCGGGCCGGGTCGGCCAAGGCGTATGACTTGTGGCTGAAAGTCAGGGTGCTCCGTGAAACGGGCGGATCAGTCGCGTTTATGACCGGCACACCGATCAGTAACTCGGCGGTGGAGATGTACGGCTTGATGCGGTACTTGGCCGCTGACGAGTTGCAAGATATGGGGCTGGATCACTTTGACGCATGGCGGGCACAGTTCGTCGACGCCACTACTGAGTATGAGCCAACGGAATCAGGACGGGGACTCAAGGAGGTGAATCGTCTAGGGAGGGACTGGTCCAACATGCGGGCGCTGATGGATCTCTATTATTCGTTCGCCGATAGCGTGACCAATGATGACATCAAGCGGTGGTACCGAGAGGATAAGGGGAGAGACTTCCCTATCCCCCGGGTGAGAGGTGGTGGGCGAGTCAGCGTCAATGTTCAGCCCACACCGGCCCAAGAAAACGAACTGCAGCAGATCGTTGCCGGGTTTGAGGCGCTGCCTGACGAGAGAGATGTGACCGAGCGTAATAGGAAGCGCCTGCGCCTGATGGACCAGGCAAGAAAAGTGTCACTTGATGTGCGCGCCGTCAACCCCAGGGCACAGGGAGAGCCGGGTGGGAAACTCGATGTGGCGGCGCAACGGGTGTATGACATTTACAAGCAGTGGGAGAAGGACCGCGGTACCCAGCTTGTTTTCCTTGATAGGTCTGTCCCAAAGGCTCAGGGCGACCGAAAGATTCTTGCCGCGTATGATGCCCTGCGGGAAAAACTGGCCGAGGCCGAGCGTGCCGGCGACGAAGCCGCAGAACAACGGGCGCTGGATGCCTTGGAGAAATACGATACCAACGAGATGGAAGAGTTGCGTATTGCCCAGGCTGGCGGGTGGAACGGGTATCAGCATCTCAAGGATTCGCTGGTTTCTATGGGAATACCCGCAAATGAAATCCGTTTCGTTCAAGAGGCCAATACCGACGAGCAGAAGCAGGCGCTTTTCGACGAGGTGAATGCCGGGGCTGTTCGCGTGCTCATTGGTTCAACCCCGCGAATGGGAGCGGGTACCAATGTCCAGGAGCGGCTTGTTGCATTGCACCACATTGACGTGACCTGGAAACCGAGCGACATCGAGCAGCGGGAAGGGCGCATTATTCGTCAGGGAAACAAACTTCTGCAGAAATATGGCCTCGAGAATTTCGAGGTTGAAATCTTGGCCTACACAACTGAGACCACCATCGATGCCAAGCTGTGGAGCCTGAACGCTACCAAGCTGCGGATGATCAACGGAATTCGTCAGTATAAAGGCGAGTTCAACATGGAATTCGATGACGAGGACAGTGTTGGCATGGCTGAGATTGCCGCTATCGCTTCAGGAAACCCCTTACAACTGGAAAGGGTCAAGCTGGATGCGGAGATCAAGAAGCTGACCAGGCAACAACGGGCATTTGACCGACAACAATGGGGTGTCAAAGACGAGGCTGACCGCTTGGCGAACATTGTTGAAACGTACCCGGGGCTGATTGCAGTACACGAAGAGCTGGCTCCCAAGGTAACGACAGCCATTGACCAGGCAGAACGAAACGCTGCACAGCGGTCTATTACCATTGATGGCAAGGTGTTTGGGTTTGATTCGCTCAGGCAAGCGGGAGCCGATAACAACCCGTTCAGGTATGTCCTTGAAAAATACGATGAAGCAAAAAAAGATAACGGGAAATTCTCGGTAAATATTGACGGAGAAGAGACGAGATCAAAGCAGAAGGCTGAAAACCTGATCGACGAAAAACTTGGCGACGCTCTGGTTTTCGACATGATGGTCAACGGCGAGCTGGTTATTTCGCGCAACGCCGCCAGAAGAGCTATCGCTGACCTGGCCAACCAGGCCATGGATGGCAAACCCGACGACATGGGCGAGGTCAAGGTAGGGACCGTGATTGTGAACGGTATCGAGTTTGATCTGTCCGTTGAAACCGAAACCGGGCGGGATCGCCGCGGTGAACCTACCAAGGAAGTGTTTTTCTACTTTGAGGCCGAGGTGCCAAGGGAGGATGGGCAGGCGCCGTTTCGTATCAATGTCACTGAAAAAGGCACGGTGATACGAGTAAGCAACAAGGTTAACCTCAACTCGCTGGACAAACTTTTTACAGAGGTCAACAGGAAGACCAGAAATATTCCTGGTAACGTGCAACTCCTGCAGGAAAGCCTGGACATTGCGAAGCGGGACTTGGATCCGACCAGGGCCAGGGCAAGCGCTGAATTTTCAAAGGCCGACGAATTGAAACGGATGCGTGAGCGGCTGGTGGAGGTGGAACGGGAGCTGGCAGGAACTGAGAGCGGGCAGACGACTGGCGCACAGTTGTCAGTAACCACCACCGTCCCCACCGAAAACCGCGCCGACATCGAGGCTGAGTTACGCACATCGCTTGGCGGAATCCGAACTCGCCGGCTCCTTAAACCTGGCCGCGTCGTCATCATCGATAGCCAGGAAGAGATGCGGGGAGTTATTGACAGCTCAAAGACCGCATCCGTCAAATATTCCAAATCAGGCTCCATCCAGGGTGCTTATGTCAACGGAACAGCCTACTTGGTGCGCGATGGTATCGAGAAAGGCCAAACTTTTCCGGTCCTGCTGCACGAAATGGGCGAACATGCCGGCCGGCTCGGGTTCACGGACGACGCTGAATACCAGACCATCCTGGGCAGCCTAAAAAAGCGGAGCAAGGTCAATGGGATTGTTGGTGATGCTATCCGCGCAGCCATGGCACGGGTTCCGGAAAATACCAAACCGGAACACTACTGGTCCGAAGTTGCGGCCTATCTTGTCGAAGACAACGCCAATACCAAATTATCCATCGTTGACCGTATACTTTCTTTCTTCAGGAAGCTGCTGATCAAGGCTGGCATCACCTCACCCGACACCCTGTCACATAAGGATCTAGTGATTTTCGCTCGGGCTGCTGTGAATGCGGCCAGTGGGGGCAATGCGGCACAGAGTGCGATGTTGTCGGTGCGGGAGATGTTCAAATCCGTCGACCCTAATTCTCCGGCCCTGAAACGGTTCCTTGGTGATTCGCAAATCACAGAGCCAGTGTATCACGGATCACCGGAAACCTTCTGGACCTTCGACACGAACAAGGTCGGCCAGAAGACGCACAGTCCTGGCGCCGGGTTGGGCTTCTTCTTTGCCATGGACCCCAACTACTCGCGTGGCTACGCCGGCATCGATGGGGCGAACCGGGCCTTCTACCTCAAGGTAGAAAATCCAAAGCGGATGCAGGCGCACCAGTTGCCAAACCTTCGCACGGTGGAAGAAGCCAAGGCCCACGCCAAACGGCTGCAGCTTGCCGGCCATGATGGGGTTATCCTTGAGGACGAGGGACACGTGGTTGTCTTTGAGCCCAATCAGGTGAAAAGTGCCGAGATCAACACCGGGGAGTTTGACGCCGACAATCCGGATGTGCGCTATTCCGTGGCTGGTGGACTTACCGGAAACGGGACCGGGCCCGCATGGCAAACCCCGCAGGACTCCAAGCGTGATACCTTTCTGTACAGTGTCCAGGACAAACTGATCGACCTGAAACGTATTCAGGACAACATTGAGCAGGAGCTGGGGCCAATCAGCGAAGAGCATGACGTGCGCATGGCCGAAGAGCTCTATCACAAGCGGGCAGCCAAACGCACCGAGGATATGCTGATCTCCGAGGTCAACCCGTTGATGAAAGAACTTGGCGAGATCCAAGGGGGCGACCTGTCTGAGTTTGAGGAGTACATGCACGCCCTGCACGCTCCGGAGGCGAACGAATCCTTGCGACTCCGCAATCCTAACGAGGAGGAACTTGCCGCCCTAAAGGAGCAGGCCAAGGCCGATCGGGACCGCCTGCAGGAGTCCGCTGTCGTGCAGCGGTTCATCCAGAAGGAGCGCGAGTTGGCAACGGCGGAGCGAGACGTGGAGACCGGCGACGCCGATGATTCATTGTTGTTGGTTGTGCGCGAGGAATTGAATCGACTGCGGGAGGAACCGATTATCGAGCAGTACGTCAAGGCCAGGGAACGCCACCGGAAGATACGGCACGCCAAGCCGTTTCTCGGGGATAACACCACGCTCTCCGGGATGAGTAACGAGGCGGCTGAACAGGTACTGGCCAACCTGCCAGTTGAACGGAGACGCCAATACCAGGAACTGGCGAAGAAATGGCAACGCTTCATCGCCAAGACCCGCGCCACTTTGGTGCAGTACGAGTTGGAAGGCCGTGAGGTCGTTGAAGCCTGGGCGGAGGCCTTCGAGCATTACGTCCCCCTGCATCGCGAAGACATGGACAACGGCACAGGGATCGGACAGGGATTCTCCGTGAAAGGTTCTGCGACACGGGCCCGGACCGGCAGCAACCGCAAGGTGGTCGATATACTGGCGCACATCGTCATGCAGCGAGAGAAGGCGATTGTCCGTGGGGAGAAGGCGGCCATATCCAAGGCGCTCTATGGACTGGCGGCGGCCAATCCCAATCCGGACGTTTGGACAATCGAGACACCGCCGATGGTCCGCGAGTTTGACCCGGTGACAGGCCTTGTAATCTCTCGGCCGGACCCGGGGTACAAGAACAAGCCAAATGCGGTGGTCCACCGATTCGTCAATGAAAATGGGCACATCGAGGAACGAGCGGTCCTATTCAACGAACGGAGCGAGCGCGGTATACGGTTGGCAGAAGCGCTCAAGAACCTGGACGTGGAGCAGCTCGGTACGATCCTGCGCACCTCTGCCATGCTGACCCGCTGGTTCAGCGCGGTGAACACCCAGTACAACCTGGTGTTTGGCCCGGTGAATGCGATCAGAGACGCAGGGGCAGCCTTGTTGAACCTGACCAACACGCCCCTTGCCGGAAGACAGAAACAAGTGGCCAAGCGTATCGCGACCAGCATTGGACCGCTGTTCAAGGCGATATGGGCCGATGCAAAGGGCCAACCGTTGAACACCGAAATCGGCCGGGCATGGCGGGAGATGCAGCTTGAAGGCGGGACCACCGGTTTCCGGGATATGTTCGAGGATGCCGACGCCAGAGCGAAAGATCTCAAGCGGGCCATGTTGTCAACGGCAGCCAGCAAGGCAGCAGACCGTTTCAATTGGGTTAAACAGCAGGTGAGTCTGTATAACGACGTGATGGAAAACGCCTCCCGGCTGGCGGTGTACATGGAAGCGCGTAGCCAGGGCCTTTCCAGGAAACGAGCTGCCAGTTTAGCCAAAAACATCACCCTGAATTTCAACCGAAAGGGGAAGGTGGCCACGCAAGCCGGGGCAATGTACGCCTTTTTCAATGCCGCGGTGCAAGGCACGGAAAAGCTGTACCGGACCCTGCGCGGTCCCGCTGGTAAAAAGATCCTGGCCGGCGGTCTCCTGCTCGGTGCCTCGCAAGCGGTGCTGTTGGCCGCCGCCGGGTTTGGTGACGACGAGCCGAAGGATTTTATCAAGGAGCGGAGCATCATTGTTCCGATTGGCAACAAGAAGTATGCCACCATTCCGATGCCCTTGGGCTTCAACGTCATTCCGAACCTCGCCCGGGTTGCGACCGAGTGGGCGCTGAGCGGCGGCGAGCGAACCGGTGAACGTGTGGCAAGCATCCTCAGTTCGTTTGCGGAGACGTTCAACCCTGTGGGGAATGCCGGGTTTTCTGTGCAGACCATCGCCCCGACGGTCATTGATCCGTTGATTGCACTCAGCGAGAACAAGGACTGGACCGGAAAGAACATAGCGCTTCCCAACTTCAACCCTCTCAAGCCGACACCCGGCCATTCACGGATGAAGGATACCGCGAGCGCTATAGGTGTGGGATTGTCACGGGCGCTGAATTTCCTTACTGGTGGCAACGAGTACACCCCAGGACTACTCTCGCCAACGCCAGACCAGATTGACTACCTGATCGGGCAGGCGCTTGGCGGGGTCGGAAGGGAGTCGTTAAAGGCAATGCAGACTGCAGGTTCAGCGTTCACGGGTGAGGATTTGCCGACGTATAAAATCCCGCTGGTCAGCAGGTTCTATGGCGACAGCGCCGACTCGTCAGCAACGTCGACCGCGTTTTACCGCAACATCAAACAGCTGAACATGCATGCGGCAGAGGTTGAAGGTCTGCGCGAGAATCGCGGCGACGTGCGCCAATACATGGCCGACAACCCAGAGGCCCGGCTCATCGGCAGGGCGGCCGTCACCTACAGGCGCGTGCAAAAGCTCCAGAAGATGCGGAGGGATCTGTTGCGCAAGGGTGGCGAGAAAGAGCGGGTGAAGCATGTCGAGGCGAGGATCAGATCAACAATGGACTCGCTCAACAAAATGATGGAGTGATAAGCAGTTTGTCAGTGAGAACATGCATGTCTTTGTTGATTTACGACGCAAATTAGAGCATATTTTATTTATCCGCAACTGATTGCCTCCCTGTCACGGGGACAGCTTAACCAGCCCGGAAAGCAAGACATCGCCACGGCACCCTGCGTGCCCGCGTCTGCTTTCCGGGCTTTTTTTTTGCCTAAGGAGAAATCACATGCCCAATATCGAAATAATCACCAAGGCAATGAAGGCGCTTACCCCACTGGCGGCGCTGCTAGGGTACAACCTCAGCCCGGAGCACATCGAGGCCATAGCCTATATCATCGGCGGCCTGTTGACACTGGCCTACTCCACCGAGGCCTGGGTCAAATCCCGTAATGGTGTGAAATGAGCGAGTGCACAAAACCGCAGCAAGAGGACACCTGCAAATATTCGGAGACTGCGGCGAAAGAGGCCGTCAAGCAGGTTTTCGCCATCCTTGGCGTGGACATCGACGACCCAAGGCAGGTCAAGGAGTTTCAGAAAGACCTCATGTTCGGGCAAGCCATGCGCAAAGCCGCGGACCGAGGGCAAATCGTTTTTGCCGGGATCGTCGTGAGTGCCCTGGCCTACGCGCTTTTCGCCGGGATCGTCGAAAAAATAGGAGGCAAGTGATGCGCCTCACCAACCTGGCCAGAGGCCTATCACCAGGATCTCGACTCCGAATGGGCACAACGAGCCACCCCACAGCGCTCCGCCAGGGTGGCGGTGCTGCTTAATTGACCGTAAAAATAACAGGAGAACAACACCATGGCACTCATTTTAACCGATCTCGGCGCCGACGAAATCCTCAAGACCTTTTTCAACAATACCCGTCCTGCCGGCGGCAACAACCTTACCCTGCGGCTGTTCGTCAACGATGTCACCCCGGCACAAACCGGTATCAGCTATACCGAGGCCACCGGAGGCGGGTACGCCGCCAAGACCATGGCCAACGGATCGTGGACGGTCAACCCGGCCAGTGACCCCTCGGAGGCCACTTACGCCCAGCAGGTGTTCACCTTCACCGGCACCCTGACCACCAACACCACCATTTACGGGTATTACGTGACCGACGCCGACAACACCGTACTTTGGGCCGAGCGGCTGACCGCGCCCTTTACTCCGGCCAACGACGGCGACCATGTGGATATCACCCCGAAATTCCAGATGAGCAGTGGCACCCCGGCTTGATGATAAATGGCCTATATTGAGCTGATAGCAGCCGGCGGGGCGGTCTGCGGACACGACTCTCTTCTTCGTGACGGACTCGGCGAGCCCATACTCGATGGGGCCGGGCAGTACATCGAGACCAGCCAATGGTTGGCCAGGGTCGTGGTGTTTCAAGGAACCGGAGGCGCGGTTATCGCTGGTTCGGCTGCTGTGGCCACCGAGGGCGGAGTTGTCGAGCAATCCATTGTTTTGACAGGCGATGGCGGGGCGGTCTGCGGACACGACTCTCTTCTTCGTGACGGACTCGGCGAGCCCATACTCGATGGGGCCGGGCAGTACATCGAGACCAGCCAATGGTTGGCCAGGGTCGTGGTGTTTCAAGGAACCGGAGGCGCGGTTATCGCTGGTTCGGCTGCTGTGGCCACCGAGGGCGGAGTTGTCGAGCAATCCATTGTTTTGACAGGCGATGGGGGGGCGGTTTGCGGTGGAGAAGCGCTTTCCAGCAACACCAATCTGGCCTATACCACCCAGATCGCTATGGGTGGAGCGGTCATTGGCGGGCAATGGGCCGGCCTGCGGGCGATTCGTCACCAAGTTACCGGCGGTGGCCTGGCCGGTGGCACGGCACCGAGCATAGCCGTCAATCTGCAATCCGAGGCTCTTTCTGCAACAAGTGGAGCCGTGACCGGCGGCCAAGCCGTGCACAGGGCGGCGCGGGTCGGCTTGTTTTCCGGGGGTGCGGTGGCCGGTGGGGCTGCTGCCATAGCTGTCAGTGGCCTACAGGTTGCCACAATGTCCGGATCCGGCGGCTGCGTTGCCGGCGGCGTGGCCGCTGTGCTGGCGTCGACCATCTACACGGCCAGCACCGGGGCTGTTTGTGGCGGACGATCCCCGATTGCCGTGGGTCGATGGCATCTTTGCAGTGATGGCGCTGTCGCCGGGGGAGATGCTTCCGTGGCGCAAGCGGTCCGCATTCAACCGACGGGTGGCCTTGTGTCCGGTGGCGCTGCGGTTATCTCGGCGAGCGGCCTACAAACGCTCTCGCTTGTAGGCCAGGGCGGCCCGGTCATCGGTGGCCGAGCCGGGCAATCCATTGCGGTTACCTGTTTGGCAAACGGCGGGTCCGTCACCGGCGGCGTTACTGCTCAGAAGTCGGTCAATGTGGTCTGGCGGACAATCGTTACCCATGGTGGCGCCTTGGGGGGCGGAGTTGCCACCAAAACCATCCACCGCACGGCATCGGGGCATGGCGGAGCCATAACTGGGGGAGTGGCGGCGACCATCCAAAGCTGCACCCTGGCCATGTCCGGAGGTTGTCTCGCTGGTGGGGCGGTCTTCTCGGTGGGATTACGGGCCAGATACTTTCCGGCATTTACCTTCACCCGTCCAGAGACCATTACCACCTTCACCCGTCCAGAGAGATAACCATCATGGATAAAGTACAAAAACAACCGTACGAGGAATTCCCGATATCGGTCAACTTCAACCGAAACTTTACTGATGGCGAGGCGATAGTGAGCCAGACCGTCACCGCCTATGACAAAGACGGCATTGACGCTTCGGCCCAAGTAACCAATCAATCGACCATTACCAATGATGGGGCAGGGGGCGTGATCGTGACCATTATCGGTGGAGAGGAAGCAAGAAGCCCGTACAAGATCAGCTTTCGGTGTGTAACGACCACAGACAACAAATGGGAGCATGACGTACAGCTCCGAGTGAGAGATTTATGAGAACAAACACCTCTATTTTCTGGGCGGCAATCCTGTTGGTGGCGGCTGTGGCTGGCGGGGCTACGGGAGCGTTGATCACCAGCTATGCGGTGAAGTCCTCTCCGGTGGCGGCGGACAAGGTGCTGTTGATCGACAGTGCTGACCCGACAGCGACCAAAACCGCCACACTCTCCAGTCTCGCGGCTGCGGTGGTGGATTGGGCATCGCCTGGAGTCATTGGCTCGACCACGCCAGCAGCAGGGACTTTTACCACGATCACGGCGGACGGCTTTGATTTCGGTGACCCGGCCAGTGGCGAGACCGGCGAAATCGGCCTGCCCGAGGATCCAGACAATGGGACCAACACAATCACGCTCAAGGCCCCTGCGAATTTGGCCGCTGATATCGTGCTGACTCTGCCATCTGGAGTGGCTCCGACAACAACGACAGACGCCTGTACCGCCGGGCAATGGTGGTACGCCACCGGCTATTGGTATGTGTGCGTGGCTACCAACACCTGGCGGCGGGCAGCCCTTAGCACATGGTGACGCCATGAGGGCCCTCATCATCATCTGGTGGCTGCTGGTCTCGGCCCCTGCTTTCGCGGCGGTCAACACCGTGACGCTTACCTGGCAGCCTGATCCCTCCTGGCAGGTGGCAGCGGGTGGTACCTACCTTGATTTGCCGATTGAGTCAGTGACCGCCTCCAGGCGACTGGCGGTCAGGCTTTTCTCTTACGGCCAGCTGATCGGCGAGGTGTGGGACGATCCGGATCATCGAGAGGTCAATATCTCGGTGGACATGGGCAACAGTCCTATCACCCACATCCGCGGCCAGGCGGTGGCCTACGAATGCGGGCCGTGGAAGGCATCGACGGCTGTTTCTGTCGGGGACCAGGTCTGCAGTGGCATGTATCCGAGCTCCCGCTACTCGATGGTGGTCTCGACCGCAGGAACGACTGGAACTGAGGAGCCGGAATGGCCGACCAAGCATGGTTTTCGGCTGGCGTTGGCCAAGACCCTCGCCGCCTCTGCTGCAGTCGACAATGGCGATGGCACTGTTGGTGTTCCGGTAACCGGCCACCCGTATTTTGCAGGACAGTCGGTCGTGATCAGCGGCACCACCAATTACGACGGCAACTACACTCTGCCCGACCAGGCCCTTGGGAGTGCTGATGTGGTGGTGATCACCACCACATATGCCGCAGAGACCTTTACCGGGACAGAAACTGTTGCCATCGCAGACAGTGCAGTGATCGACAATGGCGACGGCACGGTTGACATCCCTTGCCCGGGCCACGGCTTTGCCAGCGGCCAGGACGTAACGATTAGCGGAACAACCAACTATGACGGCACCTATACCATCGGCGCCCAGGCTGACCCGGACTGGCTGACTATTACCGCCACCTATGTGGCCGAGCAGATCGAGGGCGGCTATGCCATCGATACCACAGTAACGGATGGCTCTGTCGTCTGGACCGCCACCGATGCGGATCCGGAGCTGGTGGTGCTCGAATCCGAGCCATGCCGACGCTTGATTGGCCGTGCCAACGGTACAGGCCAACTCCGCAAATCGGGCACCAAATTCAGCGTGGGGCATGGGCCATGATCAAACGGATACTCCTGCTGGTGATGCTGCTTGTCTCGGCGTTTGCCTGGGCGGAGACACGATCAATACACGTTGAGTGGGGCTATACGCCTCCGGAGGAACCGGAGGTGACCGGGTTCCAGCTTTATCAAGACGGGGTAAAGCTCGCCAACTGTTACTGGGCCGGAGCCGAAACCGCTGCAGGGGATTGTACCGTCACTGTTGCCCCGGATACCAAAGCGGTCTTCACCCTGAGCGCCACGTTCGCTGACGAAACCGAATCACCACACAGCAGTCCCTACTACTGGGCGCACTATGTGACGATAAAGCTCGGCAAGTTTGCGCCAAAAGGCGGTCGGCGGGGATGGGTGGGCCTGCAATGAACACCTGCAAGATCGATGAATGCGGAAAACCCGTCTACGGACACGGGTACTGCCGTAGCCACTACAACAAATGGAAGCGCGGTACACTCTCGCCACGAAAGATCGAGGACCTTCCCGGCGAGCGGTGGTCCGAAATTGCCGGGCACCCTGGTCTGCTGGTTTCGACCATGGGCCGGATCAAATCAACCAGATCTGAGCACGAACGGTTGATGCGGCAACGGTGGGTGGAGGGGAGAATGCTGGTGGGTGATCACCACCTGGGCAATATCACTGTGCATTTGGCCGTGCTGCGGGCATTCGACCCGGCGGGCGAAAAAGATGGAGGGAGATCGGTCTTTATTGACGGCGACCCAAAGAACTGTGTCCTGGCCAACCTCAAGTGGGACACCTCCACCGATCGCATCGAGCGAGCCATCGCTATGGCTGAACAGTCCCCCAGCCCCTGGGCCGCTGATTTCGCTGCTTTCTGGCGGGGAGATCGATCGGCGTTGGACCGTTTCTTTTTTGAAATGCGGAAACTGCTGCTCTCGGTGTATCGGCGAAAATCAGCCGCCTGGAACCACTATTATCCCCTTGAAGCTGGCGAGTATGCGACGGCGACACTGTATGCCATGTACCGGACGATCAGCCGGGGGTCCATGCAGAGTCTCGACAATCTGCCGGGCTGGGTTTTGGCTGCAGGTGACAACGTTTTGCGCCAGCACCACCGGTACGCAGCCAGGCTGACAGCGTTTGCGAGCAGCGACGATGAGCATACCTCAACCGTGGCCGATGGGATCGGATGGACTATCCCTTCCCCTGAAACCCTGCTCCTGGCAAAAGAGGGATCCTACAGACAATAGAAGGAGAGAATGCGACATGGAAACACTCGGCCAAAAACAGCGCCGGTTTGCCCGTATGGTGGCACGATTGATCGATAAAGCTTATGAGATGGGTTATGAAGTGACCTTGGGCGATGCTTACCGAGACGCCCGTGTGCATGGTATTTTCGGGGAGAAAAAAGGTTATGGCGCCGGAAGGAGTTGCCACAAGCTCCGTCTGGCCATTGACCTCAACCTGTTTCGCAACGGGCGATACCTCGAACGCTCGGAGGACCACCGCCAGCTCGGCGAGTGGTGGGAGAGCCAGGGGGGCACATGGGGAGGGCGTTTCCGCGACGGCAACCATTACAGCTTGGAGCATGATGGAGCAAAATGACTGAAGAAACCGACATCACCCCAAGAGATATAGCGCTGCAGCTGATCGAACTCTCCAGAGAAATGATAGCCTTGGGCGCCACCATGGACTATTACGGCGGCATGGGCGAAATGGGTATCCATGGCCGGGAGCTGATTGGCGCCGGCCAAATCGCTGCCAGCTGGGCCGACGCCATCGAAAAGGAGATGGGCAGTGAAAATAGCCACCCACGAACTGACGATTGACCCGGCCCGCTGCCACGGCCTGGAGAACTGCCGCGCATGCGAGCGAATCATGCCCGGCCTGGTCAACCATTGCCGCCACTATGGCCGGCTATTGCTCGGGGAATGGGCGCTCCGAGAGAACTCAGCCAAGTTGTCAGCCCTGGCGGTAGCCTGTGAGCCGAGGGCGATTATGTGGCGGCCGGTTGACTCTCACTTATAG